TTCCATTTTGTCGGCAGATGCGTGGCGTGAAGCGTACCGCGCGAGCAGAGATCCAGCGGCCCGTCAGTCTTGTCGATGTGGCCGGGGTTGACGGGATCGCCTTTGCCGCCATTGCAAGGTCGCCCGGCTTCATCCGAGCGCCAGAAGGCAATCATAGCGCCTTGATCGCGAAGCTCGCCCAGTCGCATGCGTTGCGACTCTGACCAGCGATCCGCGAAACAATCGATAGTGGCAAGCCAATAGGCCTTGGACCCGTACCCGTCCCCGTACCCGGACCCGTACCCGTACCCGGACCCGTACCCGTACCCGTCTCCGTACCCGTACCCGTACCCGTACCCGGACCCGTACCCGTCCCCGGACCCGCACCCGTACCCGGACCCGGACCCGGACCCGTACCCGTACCCGTCCCCGTACCCGTACCCGTACCCGTACCCGTCCCCGTACCCGTACCCGTACCCGTCCCCGTCCGGCATTTTGCCTCTTAGGATGGTCATTTCCATGGTGCAAGTCCCCAAGCTTTCACTGCTGCGTCCGAGCACTCCGCTACACAAGTGATGTCGCGCAACTCGATGTCAGCGGCCGGCCCGACGCGAGCACCGCTGAGAGGCCCCATGGAGGCGAGGCCGAGAAAGCCTTTGTTTTCTGCTGGCCAGTAGAGGCAGTTGCGCGCGGCGCGGAGTTTGATCGTCGCGCCATCGGTTTCCTCAGCATAGCCGAAGAACACACCGCGGTGCTGCGTCGTCACGAGGACTGCGCGCTCTTTGCCATTTGGTTTTGCCATTGTAGGTTCCTGATTTGGTGGTTGACTTCCATCCCAAACTAAGCACTATGGTGTCACATGTCAACCACAAATGCGGAGTAAAATTATTCATGGTCAGAAAACAGATTGCGCTCCGCGAGGACGAGGATATCCTCAAGAAGCTCGCGCGGCAGGCCAAGGCCAAAGGGATCAGCGTATCGGATATCATCCGCATTGCCATCCGTTTTTACCTAGAGCACGAGAAGGCGAACGCATGAAGCGCCAAGACAAACACCGCGTTCCGTTAGACCGCGTGCTCTCACTCCGGGCGGCTGGCCTGAGCTTCCCCGAGATCTCGATCGCGCTCGGCCCGATCGGCGGGGCGCTGTTCCATGCGAATACACTCATGCGCGCGGTGAGCCTTTATCGGCGGGCGCAGAGAGAGAATGAGAACCATGGCCTGTCATGACATCGGTTACGAGATGCTGCTCACCGGCATGGTGCTTGGCGCGGCAGTGTCCATCCTGACATTCTTCGTTTGGCACTGGACGCATTGAGTAGCGACGATGCCCGATCACGAAGTAGTCCTGTGGATGGGCCGCCCCATCGAAGACCTCTCGAAAGAGGAGCTAATCGAGGTGGTGAAGCACTTGGCACGCGATCTTGACGAAACGCGCAAGAGAGCAATTCGCGCTATACGAGACCTCACTCCCTCCTCTCCATAAGCAGTCCTATCGCAAGGGCAAGAGAACTGTAGCCCGCGACCCACACCGGCGGCTGCGGCAGCGGGACGTGAATTCCAAGCGCCGACGCGAAAAAAATCAGTCCGAAGATCACCCAAATCCCGATCGTTGCGATGCGCATCCCTCAAACTCCTGGCAGAATGAGCGCGCGCGTCGTGAGCGCGAGCACGGCGCAGAGGATCACGCCGTACAGTAGCAGCGCTGCGAAGGCGCGGGACTGGCGGCGGCGATAAACACGAGACGCTTTCATCGGGTGGCTCCTTGTCTGAGGTCGATGAGGCAGTCTCGCGCAAAGAGGTTGAGGTGAGATTAATGTGGCCGTTCGGATCGCTGAAGACGCTCGCATATGATCTCATCATTGCTGATCCGCCGTGGGATTTTGTCAACTATTCTGCTGCTGGCACGAAAAAAGGCGCCGATCCGCATTACGACGTGATGGATCTTTCCGCAATCAAATCTCTGCCGGTCAGCCATCTCGCGCGCGGCGACTGTCTCCTGCTTCTATGGGCGACAGGATGTATGCTGCCGCAGGCTCTTGAGACGATGAAAGCTTGGAACTTCACGTTCAAATCCGAAATCATCTGGCACAAGACGACGATCAACGGCAAGACCCGCATGGGCACGGGCTATCGTGTGCGGACGATGCACGAGCCGATTCTCGTCGGGACCATCGGCAATCCCCGACATCGTCCGTTCCCGTCCTATTTTCAGGGACTGGCGCGCGAACACTCCAGAAAGCCTGATGCGTTCTATGATATCGTTGAAACCTGCGCGCCGAAGCTCACGCGCGCTGAGTTGTTCGCGCGACAAGAACGGCCAGGGTTCGACGCATGGGGCAATGAAGTCAGCAAATTCGCTGCAGAATAATTCTCCCCAGGTTTTCTTTCCGAGATTGTGTTTCTCGCTTGTGCGACTACCGCGAATCAGCCAACCTGGGCGAGATCTCGGACGGCCGCGCAGCCTTCGAGGTTATGGCCTTCCTCGCCATTCGCAGCCGGTGGAGCGAAGCGGCCCTTCCCAGGGTTTCGCTCGCCGGCTGCAGCGAGGGTCAACCTGGGAACGGATCGATGCAAATCACGCCACAAAGCCCTCTCATGCCCAGGCATCACGCCAGGGCATAACCCTTTTGCTTGAGGATCATATGCAACCTTTTGGAGACATCCTCGCCGCGATGAACGGCGATTTGTATGAGGAAGCTGGGGCAAAGCTTCAGGATCTCGTGACCGCCGTTATGGAAAGTCGCAAGGCCGGCACATTCCAGCTCACGCTGAAAATCAAGCCGAACGGCGAGCGGATGGTGGAAATCATTCCTGATCTCAAAGTCAAGGCACCTGAAGCGAGCCCACCCAACACGATGTTTTTTGCGTCCTCAGGCGGCACTCTGCTGCGTGATGATCCCGCTCAACCCCGCTTGCCGCTTCGCGAAGTCGAGCAGCGCAAGCAAGATCTGAAAGAGATGGTCTAACATGGCCGACCGCACCGAAGCCCAGGACATCGCCGAACTTGCGGCGTCAAAACTCGTTGAGGTCATTCTCGATGCCAATGGCGAGAAGGATTACGTCATCAGCCAGAACGGTGAGGGGATCGTCTCCATCACCGACCTGGACGAAATGAAGGCAAAGGGCCCGCGCCGTTTGTCAGGTGCAGTCATCGTCCGGGATACAGCCTCGTTCATTGCTTACGCCACGCGGTTTCAGACGCCGGGCACGACCGTCTTTGACAGCGTGAGCAAGGGCGAACTGCTGGCCAAGCTCGACTATCATCAGCCCACGCAGGCCTCGTTCTGCGCACATTCCGTCACGCTGAAGCTGGCGCTTGATTCCGAGTTCGCGCAATGGCATCGCCTGACAGGCAAGCCGATGGACCAAGGGACGTTTGCGAAGTTCCTCGAAGAGCATGCGGAAGCCATCGTCGAGCCCATGGGCGCTGAGGTCTTCGAGATCGTGAAGAGACTACGGGCTACGATGAAAGTCGAATGGCAGGGCGACGCTCGCACCAATGCCGGCATGGCGCTGCAATATAAGGAAACCGTTGAGGCCAAGGCGGGCGACCGTGGCGATCTCGCTGTGCCTGAGGAGTTCAATCTCGGCCTGCCCGTCTATCACGGTGGCGCGCCCTACAAGATCCGCTGTCTCCTGCGTTATCGAATCGAAGAGGGCAAGCTGCGCATCGGCTTCGACATCTACCGGCTCGAGGCCCTAATGGAGATAGCCTGGGGCGATATCGTCTCGGTCGTCGAAACGGGGCTTTCGGGCGTTCCCGTCATCCATATCCCCTGAGGCTGGAATGACGCGCCCCGTCAGCCTCTCCGTAGACTTCGACGCGGCGATCCTCATCGCCCAGCAGCAGACCGAGCGCCTGCGCGTCGAGCTCAAGATGCAGGAAAATCTCATAATCCTGCTCGAGCACCTGAAGTCGTGTCACGAGCTGTTTTTCCGGCCGATCGGTGCGCCCGGCAACCTCCGCCTCGTGCCGCGGGCGCTCCATGAGATCGCAGAGGGGAAACCGGACTAACATGGGCGACATCAGAGACCTCCCTTTCAACGTCGAGCCCGTCCCCAACGAGCCCCGCATAGAGTTCATGTACGACGTACTGGAGGGGCATCCGCCGGCGCGCCAGAAGCGCATCATTCTACGCGCCGCCGACCCCCAGGTCGCCTTCCTCACGCCCGAACAGGCCACACGGCTGATCTCCTCCCTTGGCATTGCGGGGGAGTGATGAGCGACAAATCCGACAGCCTGTGGTGGCCTCGGTATGTCGGTGATTATGCTCGCAAAACTGCCCATCTGAGCCTGATGGAGCACGGGGCTTACGCCCTGCTCCTGGACCATTATTACGCGACCGGAAAACCGCTGGATGCAAATGCATCCGTTTTGCATCGGATTTGCAGAGCGTTTGCATCCGATGAGCAGGCCGCTGTGGATGGCGTAATCAGGCAGTTCTTCGTGTTAGAGGCCGATGGCTATCATAACAAAAAGGCTGATGAACAGCTTGGTAAGAGGCTGATAATCAAGAAAAAAAGGTCTTTGGCGGCGCAGGCAAAGTGGGCTGCACATGCAGATGCACATGCAGATGCAAATGGATATGCAAATGCACCTACATCCACATCCACATCCACAGTAAAGAAAAAGGGACCTTCTTTTTCTAACGAAAAAGAAGCGCGCCAAGCGCCTTTGCCAGATCCGAAGGCCGTTTTCTACAGCCTCGCGAGCGAGAGACTCGGCAAGAGCTACGGGGCGATTGCCACTCAGCTGCTGAAGGCCACCGGGGGGCGCTACGAAGTCGCGATAGGCATTCTGGAGGATTCCCAGGCTCACGACCCCAAGGCTGCCAGGGAATACGTTTGCGGGGCGATCAAGCGGCAGAGCGACCCCAACGGCTACCATGTCCAGCGGGACCCGATGCTATGAGAAGCGCAGCCGAGATTCTGGCCGAGCTGGGCATCCGCGCTCGTCACGCCGGGGCGTCACAGCAGAAAACCACCTGCCCGCAGTGTTCGCACCTGCGAAAAAAGAAACGGGATCCCTGCCTGTCCCTGGAGATCGGGCAGTCAGGTATTCGTTACCATTGTCACAATTGCGGTTGGACCGGAGGGGTTTTCTATGACGGGTCTCAGTCAGCGCCACATCAATTGGCTGGAGCACGAGCGCGCCATCAGTGCCGAAACGGCAAGCCGCTATGGGCTTTATTCAGCTAGCAAGGGCGCAGGCGGAGAAATCGTGCCCGACGCGGCCGGAAACGTTTTGGCGATGCCGTTCTTCGAGGACGGCACGGTTGTTGCCGAAAAATATCGCGGGCCCGGCAAGGAATTTTGGCAGCGCAAAGGCGGGGCGCAAACGTTTTGGAACAATGACGCTTTGCGCGATCCCAGTTTCGAGACCTTCCGGCCCTTGATTATTTGCGAGGGCGAGCTCGACGCCTTATCCGCCATCGAATCCGGCTTTCCCCTCGCCGTATCGGTGCCTAGCGGGGCGCCCTCGGCGGAAAGCGATGACGGGGACATCAAGCCGACCGGGAAATTCTCGTTCATGTGGCGCAACCGACATGCGCTTGCCCGAATTCCGCGGTTTGTCTTGGCCGTCGATGGCGATGAGCCGGGCCGGCGCCTTCAGAGTGAGCTGGTTCGCTTTTTGATGGCCTCGCGCTGCAGCTTTATCGAATATCCCGAAGGCTGCAAAGACCTCAATGAGGTCCTGGTCAAATTCGGGCCTCAGCATGTGGCGATGGTGCTGAATACCGCCAAACCGTTCCCGGTCCATGGCTTGTATCGGTTGAGCGATTATCCGGCCGCCCCCGATCTGAAAACCTACACGACGGGCTGGGTCGGAATGGATGGGCACCTCCAGCCGGCCCTCGGTCAGTTCTGGGTCGTTTCCGGAATTCCGAACCATGGCAAAAGCCTGTGGACGCTCAATCTCGCCCACAATCTGGCTGGCATGCACAATTGGCCGGTCGCGATCTTCAGCCCGGAGATGCGCACCGTCCCGGTCTTACGCAACCGCCTCCGCCGCATGCGCGGGAAATTCGGAACAGCCGAGGCTTGCGACGCCTGGATCGAAGAGCGGTTCGTGTTCATGGACGGCGACCCGGACCGCAACGGGGATGCCGAGGAAGCCTTCAGCATGGCTTGGATCCTCAAAACGGCAACGGAAGCCGTATGGCGCTATGGGATCAAGGTCTTGGTGCTGGACCCCTGGAATGAAATCGAGCATACGAAAGAGATCGGGGAGACGACGACAGAGTATGTCGGCCGGTCTATCCGGCAACTCAAAGCATTCGCGTACAAGCATCAGGTTCTTGTCATTGTCGTCGCTCATCCGACCAAGGATGTTGTTGGCAAGGACGGAAAAGCAAGAACGCCGACGCTTTACGATATTGAAAGCTCGGCCAACTGGTTTAATAAATGTGATGTGGGCATAATTATCGAGCGCCCCGATTTTGAGCGGACGGAGTGCAACGTCTCGGTCCAGAAGGTCCGTTTCGAAGAGTGCGGCCGGCGGGGCTCGGTTCGCATGAATTTCTGCCGCGACGAAGGTATTTATCGGATACTTGGCTAGCGAAAGGGCGCATCATGACCATTCGATTCCGGCTCATTTCGGACAAGGCGGACGAACAATTTCCTGAGAATCAGGCGATCGAGGAATTCCGGAAGAGGGGATTTCTCTTTATGGGCAAGATCATGGACGAGGATTTCAAAGGTCTGCCCTATTTCACAGGATTGAGTTGGCCATCGATTGTTGAGGGCGGCATCATTTGCTATTTTGAGGTAGCGGATTGAAACCTCCCCTCCTCCGCAGCCAGATCACCACCCTCCTCAGCGAGGGCATAGACCCTGACGCGATCGCCATCCAGACTGGCGCCGACATCAGCTACGTCATGCGCCTGAAGCGGCACGACGGCATCCCCGAGCCCCACGCGAAGCGCCAGAAGCCCGCTTCCACCCCCTCGCCCCGCCAGCAGCGCTGCGCCGCCCTCAAAGCCGAGATCGAAACCCTCATTCTTCGCATCCTTGGCCCATCGGAGGCTTGAAAGCCCCATGATTTTGTGCCCATGCTTGGGGGTCGGAGGCACTGGTTCGAATCCAGTACCCTCTTCGTTCGCGAAGAAGTCGGTTAGCTTAGCGGTTAGAGCGCTGACAACGAATTTTAGGAACCCAGATCCATGGCTGACATCTCCGACGCCAGCAAAGCCGCAATGGCCTCAGCCCCCCAGGACGCCTGGTATCTCATCCCCGATCCCAGCAAGCTCCAGGACTTCATCGCCGCCGGCATTGCCATGGGCCGCCCCGATCTCAAGATCTGCCCCGCCCATATGAGCCGCAAGCTCGAGGGCCCTATCGTTGCTGACCCGGGAACTGCATGAGTAAGTTCGACCAATTCCCGCGCCTTCCCTCGCAAATCCAGCGGATCGCCATGCGCGCTGAGGCTAGGGCCATTGAGCGGCCTGCCGTCACTCCTGCGTTACGTAACGAAGCGGCAATCGTAACGCCGCGTGATGAAACCCCCAAGAGGGGCGGCCGTCCGAAAGTCTTCGCCTCGCCCGCCGAGCGCCAGAAGGCCTACCGGGCACGGAAACGGGGATGACTACCAAGCGCAAAGCGCCTGAAGACCTGCTACCGGAAGGCCGGCCTTCTGCCTATCAAGAGCCCTATGCCGAGCAAGCTTTCAAGCTCTGCCTCCTTGGTGCAACAGACACCGAGATTGCCGATTTCTTCGAAGTAGCAACATCCACAATTTATTTGTGGAAAAAGAAACACCCGGAATTTTCGGAGGCCTTGGCCAAAGGGAAGGTCAAAGCCGACGCTGAGGTGGCTCATAGCCTCTACAATCGGGCCAACGGATACAGCCATGAGGCGGTGAAGATCTTCATGCCGGCCGGCGCCCAAAAGCCTGTTTACGCGGCCTATGTCGAGCACTATCCGCCAGACACCAATGCCGCCACGCTGTGGCTCAAAAACCGCCAGAAGGACAAATGGCGGGATAGCCAGGAGATCACCGGCGATCTGACCATCAGCACGCTGGCTGAACGCATCGCCGCAGCAAGGCAACGCGATGGCGAAGACCGCTAAAGCGCTGACGGCGGCTGATGTCGAGGCCGATCTCGCCAATCTCATCGCGAGCTGTCATCATGATCCTCTACGCTTCGTGACACGGGCTTTCCCCTGGAAGGAAGCTGGCTCCGAGCTCGCCCTGCATGATGGCCCTGATGCGTGGCAGCGCGCCGTGCTCTGCGAGATCCGGGACGGGCTCAAGGCCGGTAAGGACCCGATCCAGACGGCGGTTGCGAGCGGCCATGGCGTGGGCAAGTCGACCCTCGTGGCCTGGCTGATCCTCTGGACCCTTGCCACCCATGAGGACGCCAAGGCGATCGTCACGGCGAATACCGAGATCCAGCTCCGCACCAAAACTTGGCCCGAGCTGTCTCATTGGTACAATCTCTTCATCGCCCGTCATTGGTTCATTATGACGGCGACCTCGATCTACTCGAGCGATCCCCGGCACGAGCGAACATGGCGCGCCGATGCAATTCCGTGGTCTGAGAACAGAACGGAGTCCTTCGCCGGTCTGCACAATCAAGGGCGCCGTGTCGCGCTGTTCTTCGATGAAGCCTCAGCCATTCCGGATGTGATCTGGGAGACCGCCTCGGGTGCCCTGACCGACAAGGACACCGAGATCATCTGGGGCGCGTTCGGCAACCCGACGCGCAACACGGGCCGCTTCCGGGAGTGCTTCGGGCGCTTCCGGCACCGCTGGCGCACGCATCAGATCGACAGCCGCACCGCCAAGCTTACGAACAAGGAGCAGATTGCGCAGTGGATCGCCGACTATGGCGAGGACAGCGACTTCGTGCGCGTCCGTGTGCGGGGCGTCTTCCCGCGGGCGGGCTCCATGCAGTTCATCTCCTCGGAGCTCGCTGAGGAGGCGGCGCGGCGCGAGGATCCCGAGACGACGCTCATGGACGCCCTTGTCATGGGTGTCGATGTGGCCCGCTTCGGCGATGACGAGACGGTCATCCAGCTCCGCCGCGGGCGGGATGGGCGTTCGATCCCGACCATTCGGCTCCGGGGCGCCGATACCATGACGGTGGCGGCCCGCGTGGCCGAGGCCTATCAGGAGCACCGGCCGGATGCGATCTTCATCGACGGCGGTGGGCCTGGGGCGGGCGTGGTCGATCGCCTGCGTATGCTGCGCTATCCCGTGATCGAGATCCAATTTGGGGCGGCGCCGGACCGGACGCGCGAGACACAGGATGGCGCCATCGCCTATGCCAACAAGCGGGCGGAGATGTGGGGCTCGCTGCGAGACTGGCTGCGCCATGGCAGCATCCCCAATGATCCTCAGCTCCTTGCCGATCTCTGCGGAGTGGAGTACGGCTATACGCTTCGTGAGGGGCGGGATGTGATCATCCTCGAGAAGAAAGCGGACATGAAGAAGCGGGGACTGTCCTCGCCGGACTGGGCCGACGCGCTCGCGCTGACGCTGGCTCTGCCCGTGCAGCCCTCGGACCACAGCCATGCGATGGGCGGCCGCGTGGCTCATTCCATCGACTACAAGCCTTTTGGCAGCGCCTACAAGCAGCCCAACCAGCCCTTGGGCTCGGAGCCGCGCAAGGGCACCTTCATGCCCCATGGACCCGGGAGAACCTGAATGGACACCGTCGAAGCCCGCATGGCCAAGGCCTGCACGGATGATCTTGCAGTGCGTCATGAGCCGGTCAACTCACCGCCGCCGCTCGTCCCGAATCCGTATCGGGCTCGGCTGCGGCTGGATCAGATGGTGGGCGGGCCGCTGATGGCCGCGATTCGGGAGCCCGATATGACGGCTACGGAAGTTTCTGCTCGCTGGGCTTTTCTGGAAAAGTCTTACAAACAAGCCAAGGCGGAGTTCGACAAGGCATGGAACGATCCTTGCACCTATCGGCTCTTCATCCGCACCCCATGAACCTCCGCGAGATTATGGCCCACGGAGATCATGAATGGTGACCCCCATCAGCCATAAGATTGCTGGGATGAGCCGTGATCACCTTACGGGCTTGGCGCGCGCCCTCGTCAAACCGGCTGGCGCTGCGCAAGGCGCCCTAATCCCAGGCTTTGCGGCGTCGTCTGTCGGAGGGCGCTCGCTCACTGAGCTATCGCACAAAGAGTTGCTTGACCACGTCCATACGCTCCTCCAAACCACGTTGACCCCAAAGCTGTGACCATCTCGAACACCAAGACTGTGGTCACGGCCCAAGGCAACGGGGTCACAACGCAGTTTGCCTATGACTTCCTGATTCCGGAGGCCTCGGACGCCGAGGTCATCTACACGGACTTGCTGGGGCAGCAGACGCCGCTCCTGCCCAGCCAGTACACGATCACCGGTCTTGGCAATGTGCTCGGCGGTAACGTCACATATCCCTTGAGCGGCCTGCCTCTCGTCGCCGGGACCTATCTCACGATCCAGCGCGTCTTGCCCGTTGTGCAGGGCACGAGCATCTCGAATCAGGGGCCTGTCTTCGCGGCGATCGAGGATGCGCTCGACTATCTCACCATGCTGGCCCAGGCTGGCGTCGAGGGCTCGAGCCGCGCCATCACCTTCCCGCCGGTTGATCTCAATCCGCAGGGTGTGCTGCCGGTCGCGGCGTTGCGCGCCAACAAGACGCTCGGCTTCGATGGATCCGGCAATGTGATCGCGGGCGGCGTCGCCAGCGCGCTCATCTCCTCCATCATGTATCCGGTGGTGCAGGCGTCGAGCCTAGCCATCGCTCGGTCCGCGCTCGGCATCCCCACGGGCCAGGGGCGCACGATCTCCGCCAGCACGACGTTGCTCACGACGGATCGCGATACGCAGATCCGGGTCGGCACGGGCGGCGGCCCCGTCACGATCGCCCTTCTCCCCGCCGCCACGGCCGGGAATGGCTACGAAGTCGAGATCATCAAGGACGGGAATGACACGCTCTTGACGCTGGATCCCGATGGCGCTGAGACCTTCTGGAACCAGGGCGAGAGCTTTCTTCTGGTCGGGCCCTTCGACAGCGTGCGCTTGCGCTCGGACGGCGTGAATTGGTCGTATATCTGGGGCAACGGCTATGTCGCGCCGGCCAGCCTCAAGGAGTGGCCGGGCACAACCACACCCGTAGGCTGGCTGCTCTGCTACGGGCAGGCCATCAGCCGCGTGACCTATGCGCGGCTCTTTGCGCTGCTTAGCACGACCTACGGTGTCGGGGATGGCTCGACGACGTTCAACCTGCCGGATTATCGCGGCCCCGCGCGTGTTGGACGCGACAACATGGGCGGGACACGCGCCAATGTCCTACAGAAGTCGACGACGCTCACGACGACGAACACCTTGAACACCGCAACGGTCGCTTCGGCCACAGGCCTTGCGGTCGGCATGTATGTGCTGAGCGCGAATGTGCCAGCTGGGACCAGCATCACGGCGATCTCCGGCACGACGATCACGATGTCCGCCAATGCAACAGTTACGGGCGCTGATGCGTCGGCGCATTACTCGCTGATCAACAATCCTGAGCTTGTTGGCCGCACGGGCGGCTCGCCCACGCATGTTCAGCTCGTAGCCGAGATTGGCACCCATGTTCACGGCAGTCACAACCATCTCTCGGTTCAGAGTGTCGGGGCTGGCGGCATCAATGTGCTGAGCAGCGTCGATCCCGCAGACACGGATCCTGCTGGCCTCAGCCAAGCCATGCCGATCCTCCAGCCCACCATCACCGTCGACGTTTTGATCAAGATCTAGAGGCGCATCATGAGAGCAGAAGCATTGCGGCAGGAAGCCGAAGCAGCGAAAGATAGGGTGATTTGTCCACTGCTGCCGGGCATGGTTGTTCGGCTGAAAAGTGGCGGCCCGATGATGACGATCGCCCAGAGGAGGGGGGTAGATTACTCCTACGTGTTCTGGATGGACGACAACGGCCATCTGCATGAACACGAAATCCTCTCCTGCCTTTTGATGGAGGCCTAAGCCATGGGTGGAGCCTCCGTCCCCGAGCCGTCAAAACCGAAAGAGCTTCCCCCGCCCGCGATATCGCCCACTTTGGCCAACCCTGCGGTTTCAAGATCAGGAGCAGCTCAAAGGGCCAAAGCCGCCGCCCAGTCCGGCGCCGGCTTCGCCGGGACGGTGCAGAACGCTGGCGGTCCTCAGGGCTTGGAGGGCAGCGACACGCCCACCGCGGGAAAGTCGCTGCTCGGATGACCAATCTGCTGCCTAAGCCAGTTGTCTGGGCTCTCTTGATCGGGTTTGCCGTCGCAGGCTGGACGAGTGGGCAATGGCGTCTGGCGATTGTTTTTACTGCGGTCGTTTGTGCCCTTGTCCTTGACATCGTATGGCAATGGGTTTCCAGGCGGCTCCTGATTCGCAGGCTCCGGCGCACAGTGAGGGATCGACGCAAGGCATGACCATCCCCCACACCAAGCGCCCCGGCCCCAATGACGAGCTCCGGCTCCTGCTCACCGTCGCGCGAACGCTGCGTGGTCTTGTGGCCAGGCTGGCAACTTCCTCGATCGAGAACGATCTGGCTGCGCTCGACGCCGCACTGACGCCATTCTGGGATATCGCCGTGGCCGACGATGATAAGCGAGATCTGTAGGCATGGCTGACGTTCCTGTCGCTCCTCCCTCCGCGAACGGCGCCGCTCCTCCGCCGGAGAGCCTGACGGCCACGCGCAAGCGCAAACGGGATGCGCGGACCGTGGCGTATGAGCGGGCCAGCGCACAGAACTTGGCCAATCAGCCGTCGCGGGCTGTGCTCACCGATCGCCCGCCACCACGCGAATGGCTGATGACACGGCAGCATCTCGAATCGCGCTTGAACATGCAGCGGGCATGGCGGACGACGTGGGCAGCGCACTGGTCGCTGCTTGAGACCTATCTGCTCCCGCGGCGCGGCATCTTCATCAACAATGCTATGCCCACCGCTAATTCGATGGTGAGAGGATCACCCATCAATCAGGAAATCGTCGATCCCACGGGCACCTATGCCATGCGCGTCTGCACGGCGGGCCTCGTCTCCGGGTTGATCTCACCGTCGCGGCCATGGTTCAAGCTGAAGCCCGCGCTGTTCGATCGCAACATGCTGGGCGCGGATGCCCAGGAATGGTTCGAGGAGTGTGAGGACCGCATTTACACCATCATGGGCCGCTCGAACTTCTATGATGCTGGCGCCCAGATGATGGAAGACATCGTCGCCTTTGGCACGGGCCCGATGATCATCTATGAGGATGAAGATCAGGTCATCCGCTGCTACACGCCCTGCCCGGGGGAGTATTTCGTGTCGTCCTCGAACGCGATGCGGGTCGGCTCGCTCTATCGTCTATTCGTGATGACAATTTCCCAGATCGTGCAGATGTTCGGCCTGGAGAACTGCCCGCAAGACGTCCAGAAGATGTGGCAGGAGAAGGGCGGCCAGATCGAGGTCGAGAAGCTCGTGGCTCATGCGATCGAGCCGAATTTCCCGATCGCCACGTCCTCGCAGGAAGAGGTCGGCGTGGTCCAAGGCGATTACGCTTGGCGCGAGGCCTACTGGATCTACGGCAGCGGGGCGGAATGGCCGCTCAGCTGGCGCGGCTTCATGGACGAGCCCTTCATCTGTCCCCGCTGGGCCGTGACGAGCAACGACGCCTATGGCCGCTCCGTCGCCATGGAGGTGCTGCCCGACATCATCCAGCTCCAGGTCATGACGAACCGCATGGGCGAGGCGATCGAGAAGATGGTGCGCCCGCCGCTCCTCGCTTCAGCCGACATGAAGAACGAGCCGAGCTCCATTCTGCCCGGCCATATCACCTATGTGACGAGCCTCGACGCCAGCAAGGGCATGCGCCCCACCTACACCGTCAATCCCGAAATCAAGGAGATGATGGAGAACCTGCAGGCTATCCAGGCACGGATCAAGACGGGCTTTTTCAACGATCTGTTCCTCATGCTCGAGACGGCCTCAAACAAGAACATGACGGCCTTCGAGGTCGCGCAGCGTCAGCAGGAGAAGCTGCAGGTGCTGGGCCCTGTGATCGAGCGCCTGCAGAACGAAGCGCTCGGGCCAGCAATCAAGCGCATCTTCCGCATCATGGAGCGTAAAGGCTTGCTGCCGCCGATGCCGGCCAGCCTCCGCGGCGTTAAGATGGGCATCGAGTATCAAAGCATGCTCTCACTCGCGCAGAAGGCGGCGAGCACCGCCTCGCTGGAGCGCTGGGCCTCGGTGATGGGAAACATGCAGGCCGCTGATCCATCGATTGCCGATGTTTGGGACCGCGACGCATGGGCAGAGGAATACAGCCATGATATCCTCTTGCCACGGAGAATCATGAACTCACCGGAGAAGGTGCAGCAATTGCGAGAGGCGCGGGCGAAACAGATGCAGCAGCAACAGGCCATGGGGGCAGCACAGGCGGCGGTCGAGGGGGCGAAGACTCTATCCGAGACTCAGCTCGGATCCGGGCAGAACGCTTTGGCTCTCATGATGGGGAATCAAGGCTTAAGTGGGGTAACTCAACAATGATGCCAACTGAAGGGCCGATGGAGATCGGCAGCCGCATCGGCAGCGTTGTTATCATTGGACAGAAATATACAGTTGGTGGAAAGCGTGTTTTTAACAAGGTCCGTTGCGATTGCGGTAAGGAGTGGGATGCGCGGAGAGATGCGCTCCGCAGTGGGCAAATTACATCGTGTGGGTGCAAAAGAACAGAACGCTTCATCGCTCAAAATACTAAACATGGGATGACGTCAAGAGCGGGCGTACCGCCAGAATATACAACGTGGGCTGACATGATCCAACGATGCCACAATGAAAACAGTGCAGCCTATAAATATTACGGTGCGCGAGGCATTGCGGTATGTGATCGCTGGAAAACTTCATTCAAGAATTTTTACGATGATATGGGCCCGCGGCCTTCTGGTACATCGATCGAGCGCATCAACAACGATCTCGGATATGAGCCAGGAAACTGTCGCTGGGCCACCCATGCGGAGCAAATGCAAAACACGCGCGGAACCCGAAAAGTTCTTGTGTCCGGGCGTGAGATGTCAACGTCAGAGGCGGCCAAAGCGATTGGTGTTCCAAGAATGAGAATCTATTGGCGTGTTCACAAGTATCGCATCACGCATCAGGAAGCGGTGGATTTCTACGCTGCGCAGAGGGGCGCTTAGTATGCCAGCGGAAATCCCGAATCAGCTGCAGTCAGGTTCTCCGTACACGGAACGTGAATTGTTTTCCCGCTTGCTTCATGATTTAGGAAACTGCCACACAGATGCGCGAGGACTCGCGGCGCTCCGTAAGGATCTCCGTTGGCTTGCGGTCGCGGGGCTCTTTGAAGAATTGCGTGAGAAAGCCACACTTCTTATGACGAAGCCCCAGGGCATCGTGATCCCGAAATCCTACAAAGGACTGTAGATGTTCGATCTTCTATTCCGCCTCCGCTGGGTGCTGATGATCCTGTGCATCGCGTCCGTTACAATCGGCGGTCTGATGGACGTTCAGGGGGCCATTGGCTGGATTCTATTGGGTGTGGGTTGTGTGGGAATGATCGGATTGTTTTTCATCCTCTTGGAGATCAATAGCTGGAGATCGCGCTGAAGATGGGCGAGCATAAACACAAGCCAATGATCTCGGTCATTCTGCCCAGCCGCGGCCGTCCGCTGCAGTGTCGGCGCGCCGTGGAATCGCTGAACCGGAACGCGGGCAACTGCCGCATCGAGATCCTGGTCGGGTTGGACGAGGATGACCCGACGCTGGAGGAGTACCGGCTCGTCGACGCCGAGATCTGCATTGCGCCGCGCGGTAAGACGCTGGGCGCGATCCAGAACCGCCTCGCGGCCCAAGCGCGTGGCCGGTATCTCATGTTCTTCACGGATGATTACGTGTTGGAGCAGCCGGAATGGGGACAGGCGATCCTGACCGTGGGCAAGCGCCTGCCGCAGGACATCGGCGTGCTGTATCTGGATGACCCCACGCATCCCGGCTTCTCGACGTTCCCCGTGATCCCGCGCGCGGTCTATGAGACCGTGGGCTATCTCGCGCCCGCGTTCTTCCCATACTGGTTTACGGACACTTGGTACGATGAAATCGGGGAGCTGCTCGCGGCAAAGCTGCAAGTGCCGGTTACGGTGGCCGCGCCCGAAGGCCGAGGCAAGACGCATGGCCTGATCGATCTACCCTTCTGGCTCGACGTGTTCGAGCGGACACGGCCTCTGCGGGTCAATGACACGCTGGCGCTGGCGGCCAAGGGCTTCGGCGAGGAGGCCGCGCGCCGCGGTGCCGATTCGACCGAGTTCATGCGGCGGCTGACGCTCTGCGAGAAGCGCGTTGCGCATCTCCATGATCCCGCTTTGCAGGCCAAGCTTGCCGAAGGCGCGGCCAGCAAGCCCGGCCCGTTCTATGAAGAGGTCAAGGCCGAAGCGGCGGCGCTTTGTGAGAAGCTGGAGAAACTTGCGCCGAAGCGCTTGCGCGTGGCGATTTGTATTCCTTCCGCCGATACCTGGAAGGCGGGGACGGCGACCGACATCGCAGGCATCAGCGCTTATTCCGCGAGCGCTGGCATTGAGGTCGCGATCCTGGGCTTCGAATGCGCGACGGTGACGAATGCGCGGAATGGCATTGTCGAAATGGCGCTCGCCAACAAATGCTCGCATCTCCTATGGGTCGATAGCGATATGAGGGCACCACCGGACACGATCGTCAGGCTTTTGAACCACAACAAGGATATCGTCGGGGCCGTTTATAATAAACGGCCGCCCCCACACACCACCTTGGGCCGGCTCAAGGGTGATAAGCCGGAAGACATGAGCACGATCTCGCCTCTGCATGAGGCCACGCTCTTGCCCGGCGGCATGATGCTGGTCAAGGCCGATGTCTACCGCAAGATCGGCTGGCCTGCGTATTTTGAAGTTTACAACTGGAGTGCCAAGGCTGCGGATGGCTTCGAGGGCTTCAAGCTCATGATGCGCAATCTCTTCAGCCAAGCTCCCTCTGATGAGGTGCTGGCGTCACTCGACGGCACAGCCTTCGCTGACTGGATGAAGGACCACTTCGTCATCGGCGAGGATGATGAGCCTGTGCTAATGTTCTCAGAGGATTACGCCTTCTGCCGCAAGGCGAGGCGTGCCGGATTCGAGATCTGGGCGGATTTGGAGTTGAGCACGAAAATCGCTCATCTCGGTACGATGCCCGTGACGGCTGCCCTACCAAAAGAGACCAAATTCAAGGAAGCGGCGGAGTAATTACTGCGCCGGCTTCACATAGATCGGGTTGAACGCGCTGCCCGGCGCATAGATCCGTTCCATATGAGCCGTGGCCGCATCATCGGCTGCGGTCTGCATCATGAGCGCATCCATGATCGTGGCCGAGTATTGAGCGGGCGTGATCTCGCCGCGCTTGAGCGCATCGGCGGCCCACTGCAGTTTCCGCTGTGAGACTTCCGCATTGACTTCGAGGTTGCGCTCATAGGCGGCCTCGAGCTGGGCGGCGCAGCCCGTGAGGCTGAGGAGGGCGAGAAGACAGAGCGTTTTCATGTTGGCTTGACCTTTCCTTGTGCGATTTGATTGACCGCCCGCCGCTCACAGCCAATTCCAGCCTGCTGGCTTGGTCGGTAGAGTAAATGGGCTGGGGTTGTCATGGATTTCCCATGGCATAGGGATTTGAACGACTTTTGATATGTCTAGAGGACGGCACCTCTTGGCATAATCGGACCAGTCCCATTTTTGGCGGCCCTTTAAGCGACAATCTCGCATGTTATCTTCATGCGTCCCTGGGAATAAATGGTTTGGGTTGACGCATGGAGGATTGTCGCAGCGGTGGCAGGAAAAAATATGTGACGGTTGTTTTCCATGAACAAGAAAAAGGCTGAGGCGATGCGCTCCGATTTGATATTGCCCAGTCCAAAAGCGACCATAGCCTTGCTTATTTCGTGGCCCGGTCCACAGCCAGCATTCATCATCTCCGGCTTTGGCGACATTTGCCCAAAAGCGGTCTAGCACTTCTTGGCTGACGATCATTTAAAATCCACCATCGCAGCAAGTTTGTTGGCTTGTCGGCGCTCATACCATCCGTCGAGTAGGCCGCGGAGATGCTCGCCCCAGCGGATGCCCTTTTCGCGGGCCTCCTCATTTAATTCCCGGAAAATGTAGTTAGGAATTTTGATAAAGTGCCGATCGGACTCAATGACTTTGCGCATTTCTCCGCCCCAGAGCAAACTCTAGCTATAGAATAGCTATATTAAGACGAATTTCCTTGAAGTCCACTAGATCTAGCGTCAACGCTCATCCCATGCCCGTCGACACGAGCCCTGAGCCCTTCAACGCCTCCGACCCCGAACAGGTCAAAAAGCAGAAGCTCAAGGCGGAGATCCGGGACGACAAGCGCCGCGCCGTTCTGCAGGGGCTCCTTGCCTTTCAGGATGGCCGGGATTGGATCTGGGGATTGTTGGAAGCCACAAACGTGTTCGCACTGAGCTTCGTCCAAGGTGACCCCTACGCCACCGCCTTCCGGGAGGGCGAGCGCAACCGTGGTCTGGCGCTGTTGCACGAGATCGTCCGCACCGACCCCGAATCCTTCACACTCATGATGCAGGAGCACAGCAATGGCTGATGAGCCCGCTCCCGTCGCCCCAGTCGCCGCGCCCGCCCCTGTAGCGGTGCCGGCCGAGGTTTCACCAGCTGTCAGCACGCCCGTGCCCGCAGCTGTCACTCCGCAGGCGAGCGAGCCTCAAGCGCCCGCTCTGCCTGCGGCTTCTTCTTCCGAGCCCGCTCCGGCGGCTCCTGAGGCGCCCGCCGAACCGGCCCCGCCCGTCGAGCCCGCGCTCAAGACCTCACTCCTCAGCGAGACCGACAAGCCACCCGTCGACGGCACGCCCGATGAGCCCGAGGCCAAGCCGGAGGCCGCACCCGAGCTGCCGCCGATCACCTATGAGGCGTTCAAGCTCCCCGATGGCGTGAAATTCGATGACGCCGAGGTGGGGAAATACACCACCATCCTCGGCAAATATCAGGTCCCGCAAGAGGCCGCGCAGCAGCTCATGGATCTCTATGTCCAGGAGCATCAGCGCAGCCAGACGCTCAACCAGGAGACCTGGAACCGGACGCGCGAGAACTGGATCAACGCGTTCAAGAGCGATGACGAGATCGGCGGCAACCGGGTCAACACGACGCTCGGCCGCTGCCGCGCTGTGATCGACCGCTATGCCGGCGTCGCCGGTCCGGAGCGCGCCCAGACCTTGCGCGATGTCTTTTCCGCCACGGGGGCCGGCGATCACCCCGAGGTCATTCGCTTCATCAACTGGATCGCCGGGCGCACGACCGAGCAAGCCCGTGTCGTGCCGGCCACTGTGCCCAAGGCCCCCCAACCGGGCAGCCGCGCGACACGCCGTTATCAAAACACGAATGGAGCTGCCTGATGGCCTATCTGAGCCTGCTTGACGTCACCCGCCGCATGGATCCGGATGGCACCGTGGCCGAAGTGGCCGAGCTCCTGTCTCAATGCAACGAGATCTTCAAGGACATGCTGTGGCGGGAATCGAACCTCCCGACCGGGCACAAGTCCACGGTCCGCACCGGCCTGCCCCAGGGCACGTTCCGCGCGGCCTATGGCGGCGTCGCCTACACGAAGTCGCGTTCGGCCCAGTTCACCGATTCTCTCGGCTGGCTCGCCGCCTACAGCCAGATCGACAAGAAAGTCGCCGAGCTGAATGGTCAGGTCGCCGAGCTCCGCATGGAAGAGGACAACGCCCATCTCGAGGGTCTCTCCCAGCAGATGGCGCAGACCTTCATCTACGGCAATTCCGCGACGCAGCCGAACCAGTTCACGGGCTTCGCGCCGCGCTTCAACACGCTCTCGACGGCGACCGCCGCCAATGCCCAGAACTGCATCGGCGCAGGCGGTCTCGGCTCGTCCAACGCCTCGATTTGGCTCGTTGGCTGGGGCGACAACACCTGCTTCGGCATCTATCCCAAGGGCTCCAAGGCCGGCCTCGTCTTCGAGGACCGCGGCGATGTCGTCCCGGGCTATGATGCGAGCGGCAATCCCTTCCCCGCCTACACGTCGTATTTCGAGTGGAACGCCGGCCTCGTCACCAAGGATTGGCGCTACATCGTCCGCATCTGCAACATCGACACGACCTCCGCCGGGCTCGCCGGCACCACGCCCCCCGATCTCTTCTACTACATGTCGAAGTCGGTCGTGCGCCTGCCCACCATGACCAAGCGCCAATCCGGCATCACCGAGACCGACGCGCCGAACGAGCCCGCGCCCGGGATCAATCCGGCGTTCTATTGCAACAGGACAGTCAGGGAATTCCTTGACATACAGGCTATTCGGGATAAAAATGTTCTGTTAAAGCCGACTGAGTATGCTGGCGAACCAGTAGTCGAATTCCGCGGAATTCCTATCAGAGTTATGGATTCCCTCCTCAGCACTGAAGCGACGATCTCGTAACACACGAAGGTAACACATCTTATTATGCTTGCTCTGCCGCGCCAAAACATGTATAACCAAGCTGCCTCAGAAGAGGCGGTTCTGGCGATACATGTTCTGGAGAGCGATATGGGTAGGCCCCCGATCTACACGGAAGCAGAGCGGCGCGAGAAGCGTCGGATCAAACAGGCGAAATGGCGCGCCGAAAATCTTGAGCGCGCGCGCGAGATTACGCGTCTATCTGAAGAGCGCCGCCGCCACGCTGTGGCAATTGCGGAGGGGCGTGATCCTCGTAAGCCTGGAGTTGCTCGGCGATTCACCGAAGAGGAAAAGCGCGCGAAACGGCTCGCAAAATCCAAGGCGTACTATCACGCTCATCGCGACGAGTTGAAAGCTAAGCGTGATGCGGGGAAGCTGGGAGCGACTGCTGTTGCCAAATCAGATCTCTCACCGGATGAATTGGCGCGGCGCGCGAAAGCTAACGAAAAAGTGAAACGCTGGCGGACCGCTAATCCTGAACGTGCCAAGGAGATCACGCGTAAGTCCGAGCGGAATCGTCGAGAGCGTCAAGCCGCTGCTGAGGGCCGCACTCTTAGGCAGTGGGGCAATCCGCTTCCTGAAGCAGATCGCCTCCTCCGTGATCGCGCCATCAGCGCTACGCGCCGCACACGCATTCGCGGCAATGGCGGAAAGTTCACGCGTCATGACATCGCCGAAATGCGCGCGACACAAAAGGGCATCTGCCCCGTCTGTTCGATCGCGCTTGGTGATGAAGTGCATGTCGACCATTGGGTTCCGGTTGTCCTCGGTGGCTCCAGCGACCCAGGCAATCTTCGCCTGCTACACCCTGCTTGTAACCTGAAGAAGGGTGCGCGGCACCCGAACGAACTGGGCTTGCCCGGATAGCCGATAGGAGGCTCTTTTGCTGCTCGATTTAAACCTCTTGTTCTACCATACCGGGGCATCTTTTGCCTTCACGGCGGGCGAATATGTCAGCCTCTCTGGTCTCGGCACCGCCTCGGCCTGCGCGTCTGCGGTGATCAATCTCGGCGTCCCCGAGGACATGGGCATCGGCGATGGCGAGTTCATCCCGCACATCATGCTCTCGGTCGGCACGGGCATCACCTCGGCCTGCGCCAGCACCACGATCAACGCGGCGTTCCAGGGCTCGACGGATTCCTCGAACTGGACGACCTACATCGAGAGCGGGCCGCGGACCACGGCGAGCCTCACCGCGAACACGCAGTTCTTGCCCCAGGCGGTGCCGCGGCGTCCCGGCGGTTTCCCGCTCCCGCAGTATTATCGCGTGCTGCTCATGGTCGCCGGGGTCGGAGGTGCGGAGGTGATCTCGGCCGGTTCGATCATCGGTGGGATCGTGATCCAGCGTCAGGATGACGCGCTTTATCCCGCAGGCTACGTCGTCTCGTAAGGAGAGATCATGTCGGACACCGAAAACACGAACGCGCATGTCCTGCAGGATCCTGAGATCTTGCGGCGCGAGAATGACGAGCTGCGGGCGCGCCTCAAGGCGCTCGAGGGTGACCGCGTCGTCCATCCGGAGTTCCCGGTGGGCGATCTGCCGCTCTACCGGCTCAATACGACCTGCTTCCTCGATGACGACACGCTGCACCCCGAGGGCGAGGAGCTTCGGTATAATGGCACCCCGAATTTCGAGATGGTGCCGCTGAACGACGCCGCGCGCGCCCGGATGCAGAAATTCATCGACGAGCAGACCGATTGCGCGCGCCGGCGTGCCGAATCCAGCGGGCGGGAATTCCGTGGGCTCATCACGGACAATGGCACCATCATCGCGCAGGCCATGCAGGACGAGCGCCAGGCCGAGCGTAAGGGCACCTTCACGCCGCTGATCGCAATGCCCGTCGACAAGGAAGACGTTCCCACGATGGGCAACACCGAGACGGCGAGCCAGGCGCGCCGCCGCGGCCGGCCGCCCAAGAAGCACATGGTCGAGACCGTGAAGGCGGCGCCGGATCGCACGGGCCCGCCCGTTCCCACCGCACCCTCCGTCATTCTCGGCCGCAATTACGATCGCACCGCGACCGATACCAGCCTCTAGAGGGATGAATGAGCCTCGTCGGCAATGAAGAGCTGTATGTCGTTCCGCCTCAGGCGAACGGCCTTCCTGGTGTGCTGCAAAAGCGGACCACGGCGGCGGAAATCGGCGCCCTGGTCCCGCCCTCGCAATTCGCGAGCGCCACGAACACGACGGGATTCACGGCAACGGGCGCCCAAGTCGCCGGCGCCGCGTTCTGTGTTCTCCGGCTGACCGGCACGCTCGGGGCCGGCGCCGCGCTGACCTTGCCGCTGCCGGTGGATATCGTCGCGGCCATCCCGAATGCGGTGGCGGGGCAGACCTACATGCTCCGGATCATCAATGAGAGCTCGGCGAATTTCGCGTGGACGGTAACCGCGAATGGCGGCTCGACGCTGGGCGGCGGCGGCGTCGCGACCATTGCGCAGAACACGTGGCGGGATTATCAGGTGACTCTGACGAGCCTCACGGCGGTGGTGTTCAACAACATCGGCACGGGTTCGTGGTCCTAGGAGAACGCAGCTGCCTCCCCAGAGTCAAAGCCAAAGGCGTCTGATGTACGCGGCGGCGTCCAAGAAGGGCGGCGCGGGCGGCGTCTCGCAAGCCGTGGCCAAGGAGTTCGTGAAGGCCGATCCCGGTGGTAAGCTGCCGGAGCACAAGGGCAAGGGCCGCTATGGTCAGAAGGCGGTGAAGCGTGGCTGAGAAAAAGAAGAAGAAATGGATCAAGTCATCGACGGCGGGCCAGAGTGGCGGCATGGAGCGGCCCGGCCCCAGCGGCGCTTCGATCAAGCCGCACGCCGCGGCGATGAGCCCGCATCAGGTCCGCGCGGCCAAGCGCTACAGCGCGAAATCAGTCAAGAGAGGGTGACATGGCCGAAGCCGCGCACAAAGAGAGCAAAGGGTCCCGCCGGTACGGCAAGGGCCCAAAGATCACCGAGGAGCATGAGGTCGGCATCACCGATCACGGCCAGGCCCTGAAGAAGGGCGAGGGTGGCCATGGCGACGCTGGAACGCGTGGCGCATCCAAGTCCGAGAGCAAGACCGACGCCAAAGGCGAGCCCGAGAAGAAAGAGCCGCCGCCCGAAGGCAGCGTTGCCGCCGGTGACGAGGCCGTGCCCGTCGAGGGACAGAAGTCGTCTGAGTTCGATGAGATGATGGATCGTCACGAGAGCGAGCGCAAAGACATGTTCAAGCGGCATCGCAAAGAGATGAAGAAGCACCTCGCGTCTGCGGACGAGGAGGAGTGATATGCTCAAGCTCATCGATATGCGTCGGACCCCGGAGGACAAGGCCGAATCCGTCCTCGAGTCGATGCCCATGGCGGGTCCGATCAATGTCGATGACTATCCGCCCGGCCTCTCGATCTCGCTGACCGAGGACGAGCTGGAGAAGCTCGATCTCGACGACGATGTTGACGTCGGCGACATGATCGACCTGCGCGCCTTCGCCAAGGTCACGAGCGTGTCCAAGCATGAGCGCAACGGCAAAACCTCCTGCCGTGTGGAGCTTCAGCTCACGATGCTCGGGTTCGAGAACGAAACCACGGAAGAGCCCGGGGAGGGATACTGATGCCTCGCTATCTCATCACCCAGCGCAGCTATCTGGGCGGCCGGATTGTCCAGAAGGGCGAGACCGTGGAGCTTGCGGCGGACGTCATTCCGGGTGAGCACATGATCCCGCTGGATGCCCCTCCGCCTCTGCCGGCCCCACCCGCCGGATCGAACGTATCTGCGGCGCCGATCGCTGGCATAGGCCTTGCGGCGCCGCCCCCGGCGTTCGCGACGAGCCCGGACGCGCCGGGCGAGAGCTCCGCCGAGCGCTATCTCAAGTCAGCCCGCGAATTGCGTGAGGCGGCTCAGGCGGCCGCCGCGCAGGTTCCTGGCGCAAACGTCCTGGGGCCCCCTAAGACGGAGTAGGGGGCCATAAATGGACAGTGTATCTGTCGTAAATCTGGCCCTGCTCGAGATGGGCAACCGGGTCCAGATCAACAGCTTCAATGATGCGAGCCCCACGGCGCAGGCCGCAAGGCTCCTGTTTCAGCCTAAAATTTCTATGCTCGCTCGGTCCGCACCGTGGGGCTCATGGCGTGGCCAGATCACGCTGACCCAACTCAAGGCCGCCCTCATCAACGGCACGCTCTCGAGTGATCCGCCGCCGCAGCCATGGCAGTTCGAGTACGCGTGGCCCCCGGACTGCCTCTATGCCCGCTTCGTCATGCCGACGATGAACTCGGGGTTTGGCAGCGGGCCGCCGCTCACTACGGCGCCGAATATCAATTATCCGCAAGGGACACCGCCCACGGCCTGCCCCTTCGTCACGGCGACGGATTTCGATTCGACGGGCAATTCCAACCGCGTGATCCTGACGAATGTGCCCCAGGCCCAGCTCGTCTACACCCGCGACCTCGTGCACCTGCCCGATCTCTGGGACCCGATGTTCCTGGCGGCGGCGACCGCGACGCTGGCATCGTTCTTCATCGCGGCGCTCGCCAACGACAAGGCGAAGCTGAACCAGCAGCTCGGCATCGCCCGATCGATGATAGAACAAGCAAGAATGATGTCGGCCGAAGAAGGCATCTCCTCGATCGACACCACGGCCGAATGGATCCGTGCACGGAGGATGTCGTCCGTCCCCTGGCTCTTGTCGCAGGGCGGTGGGCCGAATGGTGTGGTATACTCTGCATACGATCAATTTTTGGGACCCGAGGGCATTTCGTTTTGAAGAAATTCAAACCACTGCCAACACAAAAACGATTGCGTGAGCTTCTGGATTACAATCCAGAAACTGGGGTCTTCATTTGGAAGAAAAGGGCAGGAACATCTTCTGAAATTTCACGATGGAATACACGCTACTCCGGAAAGTTAACTGGTAATGTAACCCCACAAGGGTATGTAGTGATTCGGATCTACGGGGAGTGGTATCCAGCTAGTCGCCTTGCGTGGGTGTATATGCATGGAGCGATAAAGGGAAATTATTGTATTGATCATATTAATCTAAACAAATCTGATAATAGGATTTGCAACTTGCGGCTCGCGACACGCGGGCAAAACTTGTCAAATCAAGCAAAGCGTAAATCAAAAACCCTATCAAAGGGAGTGACAGCCAATGAATCAGGATTTGTCTCTAGAATTGGGCTTGATGGGAAAGTATTATACCTTGGAATATACAAGACGGAAAAAGAGGCTCATGCTGCTTATGTAGAGGCGGCGAGGAAGTATCGACGTGAATTTGCAAGATTTGAATGAGCCATGGTTGTTCCAGTACTTCAAAATTCGTTAAATGGCGGGGAGATCAGTCCGGACCTCTTTGGCCGCACCGACCTGGACAAGTATAAAAAATCCTGCAGCACAGTACGTAATTTCTTCGCGAGCTACCGGGGCCCATTGCATTCGCGTGCCGGTACAAAATTTGTGGGCCAGTGCCTTCAGCCTGGGACCGGCGCCCCCCCGGTCCTGATCCCATTCGAATTCAGTCTGAATCAAGGCATCGCCCTCGAGTTCGGCAATGGCTACATCCGTTTCGCCATCAACGGCGGCTATGTCACGGAAAGCCCAATCGCGATCACGGGCGTCTCGAACGCCGCGCCCGGCACCGTCACGGCCACGCAATCCTACGTCAATGGCGATTGGGTCTATATCGCTGATGTCGTAGGGATGCCGGCGATCGATGCGAATATCTACATCATCGCGAACCGCACCGGCACGACCTTCAATCTGCGCGATCCCCTCACCAATGCGCTCGTCGATACCACGGCGTTCGGCGCCTATGGCGGCGGCGGTACCGTGGCGCGGATTTACACGCTTGCGACGCCCTATCTCGTCGCCGATCTGCCGCTCCTGAAATGGACGCAGTCTGCCGATGTCATGACGCTGACGCATCCGAGCTATGTTCCTTATGATCTCGCGCGCATCACGAACAGCAGTTGGACGCTGACGGCCACGACCTTCGCCTCCTCGATTGCCGCGCCTGCCTCCTGCACGGGCACGTCGACCACGGCGGGCAGCTTCTATTATCAATATGTCGCGACCGCGGTGGATGCGACGACCGGCGAGGAAAGCGTGGCCTCGCCCGTCACGATCTTCACCTCGGACAATATCGGGCTCGTGCGCGGGACCATTCAAATCACCTGCGGCACCGTCGTGAATGCGGGCTCCTACAATTTCTACAAGGGGCCGATCTCCTATGCCTCGGCGCCGACCCCCGGTCCGATCTTCGGCTATGTCGGCACGGCGTTGGCGCCCAGCTTCACCGATGACAACATCGTGGCGGATTTCACGACGGTGCCGCCGACGCATCAGAACCCGTTTCCCTCGGCGGGCAACTATCCCGGGGTGGCGGCCTATTTCCAGCAGCGCCGCTTTTATGCCGCGTCCTTCAACAATCCCGATACGTTTTGGGCCTCGCAGCCCGGCGCGTTCAAGAACATGGACACCTCCATTCCGGCGCAGGACGATGATGCGCTGATCGCGACGCCCTGGGCCCAGCAGGTCAATGGCATTCAGGCGATGCTGCCCATGCCGGGCGGGCTCGTCATCCTGACGGGGCTCGGCGCGTGGCAATTGTCGGGCGGGCAGTCCGGCGCGGCCGTGACGCCCAGCAATCTCCTTGCGACGCCGCAGGCCTATAATGGCTGCGCCGCGGACATCAAGCCGATCACGATCAATTTCGACATCCTCTATGTGCAGTCGCGCGGCTCGATCGTGCGCGATCTCTCCTACAATTTCTTCGTCAACATCTACACCGGCACGGATTTGACCGTGCTCTCCAACCACCTCTTTACGGGCCATCGCATCCTGCGCTGGGATTGGGCGGAGGAGCCCTACAAGCTCGTCTGGGCGGTGCGCGAGGATGGCATTCTGCTCTGCCTGACCTATCTCAAGGAACAGGACGTCTATGCCTGGACCCGGCATGATACCAACGGCTTGTTCCAATCGGTTTGCACGATCTCCGAGCCGCCGGTCAATGCGCCCTACTTCATCGTCAAGCGTCTCATCCAGAGCACGGGCGCCCCGGTCTGGGCTTATTTCCTCGAGCGCATGGACAACCGCATCTGGAACAGCCTGGATGAGACATGGTGCGTCGATGCCGGCGCGGCCTATCCCCAGCCGAAGCCCAATGCCACGCTGACGGTGTCCTCGTCGCGGGGTGTTTCGACGATCATCGCGGCGCGCATCATCCTGCAGGGCTCGGGCTATGTCACGCCGATCGCCATCATCACGGACGCCACGGGGAACGGGGCCGTCTTGACCCTGACCCAGACCGGCGGCGCCATCACGGGCGCGGTCCTGTCGGGCACGCTCACCGGCTACACCGCGCCCCGGGTCGCGATCGTGGACACCGGCGGGGCGGGCGTCGGCGCCGAGATCATCCTGGACGTCCAGCATCTCGCGACCTTCACGGCCTCCTCGGCCGTCTTCGGCAGTGCTCTTGCCGGCGATGTCATCCGCTTGAAGCAGGGCCGCGCTGTGCTGACCAGCGTGACCGATACCCAGCATGTCGTGGGCAATCTGATCCGGCCCGCGACCCAGACCATTCCGAATGATCCCCTGAACACGCCCGTGCCGAATGCGCCGGGCAGCTGGAGCCTGACCCGCCCCGTCACGACGGTGCATGGCTTGGGGCATCTCGAAGGCATGACGGTCTCGATCCTCGCCGACGGCAATGTCATCACGCCGCAGACCGTGGTGAATGGCGCCATCACCCTGCCGCAGCCCGCAACGGCCATTCTGGCGGGGCTCGGCTTCACCGCGCAGGCCCAGACGCTCTATCTCGACGTCCCGGGCGGCCCGACCATCCAGGGCCGCCGCAAGACAATCTATAATGTCTTGGCCCGAGTGGTTGACAGCGCGCGCGTTCAGCTCGGCGCCAACCAGCCGGATCAGTCCGTGCAGCCCGACCGGCAGACCGTGCCCTGGGGCGAGGCGCCCGCCGGCATCATGACCGAGGTCCAGGCGCCCATCCCCTCGCAGGATCCGTTGCAGCCCTTTCCGCTCTACACCGGCGATCTCTTCACCAATGTGGCGGACCAGCCGGGCTTCACCCGCGGGCAGGCCGCCGCGCAGCAGATCTATCCCTTGCCGCTCAACCTGTTGGCGCTCATTATTTGGGCCGAGGTCGGAGACGATATCGGATGACGAGAAAATGCACCATCGTGCCCTGTGAGCCGGCGCATGTACGTGCGCTCCTTGCGGGATTGCGAGAAAAGGATGCCGAGGAGATCAGAGGCGATGGCATCTCGCTTCAAAAGGGTGTGTGGCGGCCATATCGAATGAGCGCTTACGCAAAGACGGCATTGGTCGACGGCGACGTCGCCGCTTGTTTTGGGACCGCCGCGAACTGCCTATCCAACAGCGCGCGGCCCTGGCTCTTGACCACGAATGTTGTCTATCGTGCACCGCTCGCGCTTGTGAAGGCGGGTTTTCGCGAAGTCAAGATCATGACGGAGATGCACCCCTTTCTGGAGAATTACGTGCTAGCCTCCTATACGGGAGCCGTGGGTCTGTTGTCGATGTTTGGCTTTAATATTGACGAGCCGTTTCCGCACAAGCAAACGGGCGTGCTGTTCCGTCGCTTTTGGATTGATAGAAGGACGACCTAGATGGCTACGGCAGCAGTTGCCGGAATCGTGACGGCCGTTGTCGCCGTGGTCGGTGCGGGCGTCACGGCTTATTCCGCCATTCAGCAGGGCAACGATGCCGCAGCCATGGCGCGGTATCAGGCCCAGGTCGCCGAGAACAACCAAGTCATCGCGGAGCAGAATGCGCGGCTGGCCCAGGCCTCCGGCGAGGCGAAAATCAATCAGGAGCAGCTGAAGACCCGGGCCATCGTGGGCGCCCTCAAGGCGAAGGAGGCGGCGAGCGGCATCGATGTCAACACGGGCTCGGCGGTGGACGTCCGAAGTTCCGCCGCGGAGCTCGGCGAGCTGAACGTCCTGACGACGCGCTCCAATGTGGCGCGCGAGGCCTATGGCTATGAGACGCAGAGCCAGAATTTCGGGGACCAGTCGAAGCTTGATCAGGCCCAGGCCAGCAATGCCGAGACCTCTGGGGCCATCAGGGGTGCCAGCTCGCTTCTCAGCGGCGCGTGGTCGTATGCTCAGCAATTCGGGTTTGGCGGATCGACGCAGACCGATGAGGGCCTGAATTTTAATGCGGGGCAGCGCACGCCTCCCTCCAATGCGTTGTGGTGAGCCATGGCCGCCTTTGATCCCATCCCCGATGTCCTGCCGACCGGTCCGCCCCAGGATTATCAGCAGGTCCAGACCAATCCGCAGCAATTCGGCGCCGATGTGGCGGCGGCGACGGGCGGGCTTGGCGCAACAATCGAAGACCAGGCCTTCAAGTTCCAGCAGCTGAAGAACGAGACGGACGCCTTCAACGCGACGGCGGACGCATCGGCGAAGCTCGGACAGATCGATCTGAACTACCGCCAGCTGAAGGGCACGAAAGCCGCCGAGGCCTTGCCGAGCTATACGCAGAAGATCAAGGATCTGCAGGCCGAGACGGCGGGGCAGCTGCAAAGCCCTGCGGCCAAGATGCAATTCATGCGGGATTTCCGGGGCTATGCCGACCGGACCATCCTCAGCATGGGCCAGCATTCGGGCCAGCAGGCCGAAGAAGCCCATATCGGCTCTTTGGTCGCCGGGATCACGGCCGATCAGAGCGTCGCGGTGCGCACGGCGGGCGTCGCGGATATCGAGCCTCTCCTGCATGGCATCGTCGACAAGACCGTGCTGCTCGGGCAATCGCAGGGCTGGGAAAAGCCGCAGGTCGATTCGACAGTGCAAAAATATGTCGGCGACACCATGCATCAGATCGTGATGTCGCGCCTGGGTCAGAATGATGGCGCCTCGGCCAAAGCGATTTTCGACAAGGCGCTGAAGGAAAATGTTCCGGGTACGAACCTTCCGCTCCTGGACGCTCCGCATCAGGCCGCCATTGCGCAGGAGCTGCACAGCTATACCATCACGCAGGGCGGGCGCGATCTGGCGGCCGAGGCATTCTCCCATGCCGCTTCGCTGATCCAGCCGCCGAGCGGCGTGGCGAAAGCGCCTCCGGACGTGCTCGCCATCGTCGATGCCATCCACAAGCAGGAATCGGGCGGCGCGCTGACGGCACCCACGAGCGCGGCCGGCGCGGTCGGGCCGATGCAGATCAAGCCCGAGACGTTCAAGAGCTACACGCTGCCGGGCGAGACGCTCGACATCAACAGCGCGCAGGATCAGAAGATCATTGCCCAGCGCATCATCGAGGACGGTTTGCGGCGCTCGGGCGGCAATCCGGCCGGCGCGGCCGTGGCCTATATCTCCGGCGCTGGCAATGTCGCGCCGCCGGGCAGTCCCACGCCCTGGAGGGAGAATTTCATTGACCCGAGTACAGGCTTGCGCGTCTCGGACTATGTCGGACAGGTCTCGCGCAAACTCGGCATCGAGACCGCACCGACCAGCGCGCTCCGTGCCGATGCCTATGAGCACATCAACAATTCTCTGGCCTCCGAAGAGGTGAAGCAGGCCGCGCGCGAGGCCGTCAACCAGCAATATCAGGCGACGATGATCGCCTCGGCCGCCGACGAGAAGGCGAAGAAGGACGCCAATGATCAGGCGGCGGACGGTTACATCAAGCGGCTTCATTCGCCCGATGCCAACCAGCTGAAGGGCGTCATGGACGACATCTTGAACGACCCGCATCTGACCTATGAGACACGGAATGCATTGGCCAATGCGGCGGAGCGCCAGGTCGGCAGCGACATCAAGGATGCGAGCGGGGCTTATGGGCCGGGCTTCTGGGACGCCTACAAGAAGGTGACGGCGCCGAATGGCGATCCGAACCGGATTGCGGATCCGAATGCGATCCTGACCCGCGCCGGCCCGGACGGCGATCTCACCTTGGCCGGCGCGGAGAAGCTGCGCAGCATCCTGATGCAGAACCAGGCCAGCATCAACGATCAGGCCGTGAACACGACCAAGGTCGGGTTGCTCAATTACGCCAAGCAAAAGCTGTCATTCGATGAAGAGATGGCGGCCCCGGGATTCCCAGGCCTCAAGGATCCCAAGGGAGTGGCGGCCTTCAATGCCCAGTTCATCCCGAAATTCGAGGCGGCCTATGATGAATGGGTCAAGGCCGGAAAGAACCCGTGGGAGTTTCTGACCCAGAAAAAGGTCGATGAGATGGCCGAAGGGATTCGCCCGAAGTCAGAACTGGCGCGCGATCGCCTCTCAGCACTGGGGACCGTGCCCGAGGAGGTGCCGGGCACGCCGCTGCCGCCGGCGCCACAGGGGGCCGAGCCTGAGGGCTGGAAGGCCGTCGTGTCCGAGCCGCCGCCGCTCGATGGTGGCGGGACCTTCAATCACGCGGCCTGGGGCAAGGCGCTCGAGGCGCTGCTGAAAGACCCGAGCCCTGAGAATTATCAGCGCTTCAACGCCTCGCAATTCGGAAAGGCAGGCTATGATGCGGCCACCTTGGTCAAGAAAATGACGGAAAAGCCGGAGCCTTCCATCGGAGAGACCATCCATAGCGGCCTCTCGCGTCTGTTTCCGGGGTTCTGATGGCGGATCCGGCCGAAGCCAATCCTTTCGACGCGCTGTACAAGCAGGGCAGCGAGCCCGAAGCACCGGCTGAGCCGCAGGAGCCCGCCAATCCCTTCGATGCCATCGCGGCGGAGGGTGGGGGCCAGATTGTCAGCCGGTCCTCTTTCGGCGGCGCGCTGCTGCGCTCGACGACACGAGGCGCCCTTCCAGCCTATGGAGGCTGGGCTGCGGCTGGCGCTGGGTTGGAAGCGGGTGCGGCAGCGGGGCTCTTAACCGGGCCCGCTGCGCCGATTGCCGAGCCCGTTCTTTCGATCGCCGGTGCTGTTGTTGGTGGCATTTATGGCAGCCGCGTTGTCGAGAGTGTTCAAAACTGGGCCTTGAAACAGTTGCCGGACAGCTGGACCGAAGCCTTGGGGCAATCCGATCGTCAGCAAAAGCTTGATCAGGAAACTCAGGGCACGGCCTCGTTCTTAGGAGGTATGCTCCCTTATACTCTCGCCATGCGCCCGGGCGCTGCGACGCCTTTGGCTTCATTGCCTGAAAATCCCACGGCGTTGCATCGCCTCATGGCCAACCCCGTGACGGCGCGCCTCTTCGGCGGAGTGGTGCAGGGTGGCATGGAGCTCGGCAACGAGGTCGTGTCCGGCCAGAGCCCGGATTGGGCTCATGTGGCCATCGCCACGGGCTTTGGCCTCGTCTTCAACAAGCCCACGAAATTCGGCGAGGCGATCACAGAGATGGGTGCCCGTCCGGCGCGGGGCATTCTCGGTCGTCCCGATCCCACGCTGGCACAGGTCGCCGATGCCAAGGTGGCCGGAGCCGGCATGACGGAGAGCGTCTTCCGGGGCACGGAGGAGCCCGACCCCGCAGCCATGGCGAGTGCCCATGACACCGCAGCGACGGAAGCGGCTATGCTCGGCACGGAGACGCCCGCAGAGCCCGATCTTCACGCTGTGGCCCGGCAGATGCATCCCGAGACCTTCGCGGCTTATGACGCCCTCAGCCAGCAACGCGATACCTACCGGGAGTGGCTGAGCGATCTCGGCGGCCAACGCGATGAAGCGTTCCCCGCGCGCGAGGACGTCAAGGCGGTCTCGGACCAGATCGATACGATCCTGGATAAGGTCGGCGGCGTCGAGGACAAGCTGACGAAGAAGGCATCGGCGCGGCTGGAGGATCTCCGCAGTCAATTTGACGAGCTTCACGCCACGGCCAAAACCGATACCCCGGAGATGCAGGCGGTCCGTAAGCGCCTCATGGAAACCGACGAGCAGATGCGGGATTTGAGCCCAGAGGTCTCGGCCGCCTATCGCCGGGCTGAGGAGCGGACACGCGTGGTGGAGGAGCCGGCCGAGCCCGCCGCGGCGCCAGAGACGACCGCAGCAGAAACGCCGCCCGAATCCTTAACGGAAGGGACAGAGATCGGCCCCACAGGACGTCCGATCACGGCGCAACGGCAGGCCATCGTTCAGGATGTCAGCCAGAAGCTCATCAAGGCTGGGCGGCCAGAGGAGGAGGCCTCGGCCGCGGCCCAGATCATCGCCGCGCGCTACGAGACCCGAGCCGCGCGCTTCGAGGGCGCCAAGGGCACGGCGGAGGAGCTTTACAGCGCTGAGGCGCCGGATATCCGGGCGGGACGCCAGACCGCGAAGGAACGCGAACTGGAATTAGCGCAAGGTGTCACACGTGAAAAAGGCAAATCCCGCGGCAAGATCAAGCTCAGCGAGGGCCGCGCCGTCATCACCCTGATGAAGGACGCCGATGCCTCGACCGTAATCCACGAGCAGGGTCATGCCTGGCTTGAGGAATTGATGCGCGACGCCGCCGATGAGCGCGCGCCGCCCGATCTCGTGCAGGATTCGAAGACGGTCCTCGATTGGCTCAAGGCGACGAGTGCCGAAGGGATCACGACGCGCCAGCATGAGAAATTCGCGCGCGGCTTCGAGCAGTACATGCGCGAGGGCGTGGCACCGTCAAAAGATCTGGCGGGCGTTTTCGCCCAATTCCGGGATTGGCTCACCAAGATCTACGAGACCATCAAGCGCTTGGGCGCGCCGATCAGCGAGGACATCCGCGGCGTGTTCGACCGCATGCTGGCCGTGACGCCGGAGCGGACCGTGCTGGCGCCGGAGCGCGAGACCCTCACCCACGAGATCGCCAAGATCCATGAACTGGACGCCGCCGAGGTCGAGCCGCGCGATGCCGAGGCCGCCATGGCCCGCGTGGCGGCCGAGCAGCGGGAATACCTCACCTCATTGCCGAAGGAGGTCCAAAATGAAATCGCAAGCCGACTCCCCGCAGAGCCCTCCGAGCCTGGAGGAGAGGCTGGCGGGGGCGAAGGAGAAACAGGCGGTGTACGCCCAGATGAGCCAGGATCCGGGGCTCAGCCACGGCGGGGCGGTGGCGGCGCGAACGCTGCTGCGCTCGGCAAGGGCGGAGGTGAAGCTGGGCGAGAAGGCGCTGGCGCATCAAAAGGCCCAGACCTCGCCCCCGGCTTCACCCGCGGACCCAACAGCCCTTTCCCCGCTGGAGAGTCCGCCCTCATCGACCGCGCCGGAAACATCCGCATTGAAAATCTGACGGACCAGACGGAGATCGGCGACGCCATCCGGGATTCGGCGGCGCGCAACAATGATTTCCAGGGTGCGCGCGGCGGTATGACCAAAGGCCAGATGATGGATCTGGCTGATGCCATGGGGGTCAGCGTCGATACCCTGAACGAGCGGAAACTGGCCCAGGTCTTCGGGGGCACGGAAAATCTGGGCGCCCGCATCCTGGCGGCGCGGAAGCTCCTCATCGAATCGGCGGGCACCGTCTCCAACGCCATGAAGGCGGCGGCCGAGAGCGGCAGCGATGCCGATGCGGCCCAACTCGCCGTCGCCATCACGCGGCACGACATGATCCAATCTCATGTCGCGGGCGTCACGGCGGAATGGGGCCGGGCGGGCAACGCGTTTCACTCGCTTCTGGATGGCTGGAATAAGGCGCAGAACCTTGATGAATTCCTGAAGGCCAATACGGGCCGGACGCTGTTTCAGCTCAAGGATATGGCCAAGCTCGGCGCGCAGCTGGAGACGCCGCAGCAGATCTCGAAATTCATCAAGGATTCCCGCAAGCGCAATTTTTGGGGCATGGTCCTGGAATATTGGATCAATGGCCTGATCTCGGGGCCGGCCGGCCAGATGACCTATAACATCGGCACCACGGGGCTCTCGGCCTACAAGGCAACGGCCGAGACGGGGCTCGCCGCGGTCATCGGCCGGCTGCGTGAGGTCAGTGGGCGTCAAGGCGAACGCGTCTATGGCGCGGAGGTCAGTGCCCAGCTCCACGCCGCGATCGACAATCTGCCCGGCGCAGTGAAGGCATCAGCCGAAGCTTTGCGGGCCGGGCGCTCCGTGGCGCTGCCGGGCGAGGATCTCTATATCAGCGCGTTCGAAGGCGATAAGGCCTATGCCGCGTCACCGCAGATGACCGATGCGCTGGTGACCGCGGCCGAGGCCAAGGATGCCGTCTTCAGCCTGTTCCAGGGGCTTCATGACGGCTTTGTCTCCGGCGCCGCGCTGCTGAAGGCGGGCGGCCTCGAAGGCGCGCCGCTGATCGGCACACGCTATTCCCCCTTGGGAGAAATCCCCGGCATTACCGTCAAGGGCGTCGAGGTGCTGCCGCTCGGCACGGCGGCGCGTCTGCCGAGCCGGGTGAATGCCGCGATGGACTCCTTCTTCCGCATGACCAACTATTCCATGGAGAAGGCGGCGCTCGCCACGCGCGCGGCCTCGGTCGAGGGGCTGACCGGTGCGGCGCGGGAGGCCCGCATTGCCGAGCTCATCGCCCATCCGACAGAGGCCATCATGGGGCAGGCTGCGCACAACGCCTCAGAGCTGTCCATGCTCGGCAAGGGTGGAAAGCTGACCAGCGCCCTGATGCATCTCATCAATACCGAGATTTTCGGGGTGAAGATGCTCAAATTCGTGAGCCCATTCGTCCGCGTCGCCTCGAATGTGATTGACCAGTCTTTGGTGCAGCGTTCGCCGCTCGGTCTTCTTTCGCCCACGATCCGTGCCGATCTCATGGGCAAGAACGGCAATGTGGCCCAGGATTTCGCATCGGCCCGCATGCTGGCGGGGTCAGCCCTCAGCCTTCTCTTCGGCAGCATGGCCGCGAGTGGGGCGATGACGGGATCCGGGCCGGCTGATCCCAGAAAAGCGGCGGTCTGGCGCATGGCGGGCTATCAGCCCTACAGCGTGAGGATCGGCGACACTTGGTACTCCATGAAAAAGCTGGATCCGTTCGGCACCTTGGCCGGGGTCGCGGCGGATCTCTATGATGTCTCGCACGCCATCGGGACGGAGGATGCCGACAAGATCGGCGCCATGCTGGTGCATTCCTTCGCCCAGAACATCCTCGATGCCAGCTTCATGCGCGGCCCGTCCGATCTGATCAAGGCCATCAATCAATCCGAGCAATATGGCGACAGCTACGTCCGCAATTTCCTGTCCTCCTTTACGCCCTATTCGGTCGGAATCTCGCAGGTGGCGCGCGCCATCGATCCCTATTCTAGGCAAGCGCGGACCATCATGGATGCGTTCAAGGCCAAGATACCGGGCCTTTCCGAGGAGTTGCTGCCGCGCCGCGATCTCTGGGGGGAGCCTCTGCCCAACAGCGAAGCGCTGATCGCCAAGGGCCTGACCGCGATCTATGAAAGCCGCATCTCGAGCGACCCCGTCAACATCGCGCTCGCTGAACTTGGCATAGGCATTGCACAGCCCGAGCGCCGGATCCGGAACGTCAAGCTGACGGATCAGCAATTCGACGATTACAGCCGGATCGCCGGGCGCATGACCAAGTCGCGGCTTGACGTGATTATCGGCTCGCCGGATTTCGCGCGGTGGCCGCCCGGGATCCGGCAGGACGTGGTCAACCAGGTGGTCCGCCAATGCCGTGAGGCGGCCCGCGGCATGACGATGCTTAAATACCCGCAAATCATGCGGGATGCCACAAGGGCAAAGCTCGATAAATTCCAGGGCGCCGCCGCGGAATAAAGCCTTTCACCTCTCCGCGTCCGGTGCTATAAGGCCCTCACGGCAGGACCCCAAACGGGCCGCCACCCCTTTTCAGGGCACGGGCGTTTTCTTTGGAGGGTTGCCGTGATCGGCACCAACGCCCCGCCATCCTCCCCAATCTTGTCGCGTGCGTCCTCTCGGCCGGTGAGAGCGTATCTCCACCGGCCGACCCCCGCACGCCTCTGCCTATAGGGGAGCCTGATGGCCGTTTTCACACTCTCTGCTGCGGGCTCGACGCCCATTGTGCCGATCAGCGCCTTCCCGCCGGCCTATTCGAGCCGGTCCGAGACAGGGGGCGGGCTGCTCCCCGGCATCATCGTCACGCTCTCGGCCGGGGCAGTGCTCACCTATTCCGTCGAGGTCACGGGCGATCAGATCGACGCTGTGGGCCATAACCCCGCCACCGGGCATTGGAACGGCTTCGATACCATGACGGATCAGACCGTCTCGGCGAATGGCACGCTGGGCGGACGTTGCTCCGGCATCCGCTGCACCATCACGAGCTACACCAGCGGCAGCCTGACGTTCCAGGTCGTCCAGTAGGAGGGCCTCATAATGAGCGTCATTGCTCCTGTTCTTGATCCGACCTGGCCTGCGCGATCGATCATAAAAATCACGCCGAGCGATACCGTGCCTTTTCCGACATGCCGCGCTCTTTGGGTTGGAACGGCGGGCGCGGCGACGCTGATCGATTCGGCGGGGAACACATGCGCGGCATTTCCGCTGCTCCAAGGTTTGAACCAGATCGCCGTGTCACGCATCAATGCAACGGGCTTGCTCGCCAATGACATCTGGGCCCTTTATTAACCTCGCGGAGTCAGTATGGCCCTATCCACCTATGCCGGAAACAAACTGCTTGATCATCTGCACGGGCGCACCTCCTATACGATGCCGACGTGCTTTTTTGCGCTGTACACGGCCGATCCCGGCATCGGGGGCACCGCCGTTACGAATGAGGCGGCCTATTCCGGCTATGCGCGTGTCGCAGCGCTCAGCGGCGGTTCCTCGCTGTTCGGCGCGGCGGCCGGCAAAACCTCGCAGAACAACACGGCCGTTGTCTTTCCGGCATTGGTCAGCGGAACGGTAACCGCCACGCATATCGGTCTCGTGGATTCCTCATCCGGCGCAGGCAATCTCTTGGAGTTCGGCCCGCTCGCGGCGGCGTCGACCTATGTCACGGGACAATCGCCCACTGCGGCCATCGGCGCGCTCAACGACACGGTGGTCTGACCATGGCTGACATGTATGTCGGCTCCGTCGAGTACACCGCCGTCGCGCAATGGGCGGCGTTGCATGTCTATGCGGCGGGCGCCATCGTGCGCCAGCTCGCGGCGCCAGCTGTCGGAAGCGAGCGCTGTTTCCGCACCGCGGCGGGTGGAACATCCGGTGCGGCTGAGCCGGCTTGGGTGCTTACGGCGGGGGCTGCAAGCCCCACGGATGGCACCGTCACGGATTGGACCGAGGTTACGGGAAAAGAAGCCTATCAGGCTTCTGCGGCCTGGGGCGCGCCGCATGCCCGGCTTGCGAACGCACTTGCCTCGGGCTGGGCTGCGGCAGGCGATAAGATTTACCTTTCGAACGTTCATGCCGAGACGCAGGCCTCTCTTCTCACGCTGACCTTCCCCGGGACAGCTGCGGCGCCGAACAAGGTGCTTTGCGTCGATCCGAATGGGGCTGTGCCCCCAGGCGAAGGCGACCTGCAAACGACGGCCTCAATCGCGACGACGGGCGCCTTTGGGCAGACCTTCTCGGGTGCCGCGTACATCTACGGCGTTATGTTCAATGTCGGGACGAGTGGCGGCGGTCAGTTCTTCTCGGTCATCACGCTCTTTACAGAAATCGTCTTCGTCAATTGTGCGATCAAGCTCAATGGCACGACGTCCAGCAACAGGATTCAATTCGGTTCGAGCGGGGCCGTCGGTCAGCGGTTTCGACTCCTCAATACGCAAGTCTCTTTCGGCTCGGTCCTCCAGTCTCTCGCCCTCTACAATTGCCGCTTCGTTTGGGAAAATACGCCCAATGCCGTTCTGGGTTCACTTCCGACGAATCTGTTTCAGCAGAGCTCGACCCCGAACAGCTATACGGTCGAGGCGCGGATCAGGGGCGTCGATCTGAGCGCCCTCACCACGGGAAAGAGCCTCGTGCTGGGGACGATTCCGACGCCGCAGACCTTCAATTTCTCGAACTGCCGGCTCGGCGCAGGCGTGGCTGCGTTCTCCGGCACGATCCCTAGTGGCAGCGGCGTCGTTGTCGATCTCCAGAACTGCGACGATTCCGCGAGCGGGAAGAACTATCGCACGGAACGTTACAGCTACGGCGGGAGTCAAGTTCTAGACGCGGCGGTCCGGCGAACAGGCGGCGCGACAAACGGTGCGACAGCCTATTCGTTCAAGATTGTCTGTGCATCCGCCGCGCTCTGGCAAGCCCCGTTCGAGGCGCTCCCCATTGCGGTCTGGGAGCCGACGCTTGGGAGTGCTGTCACGCTCGGCTTTGCCCTGCTGTCCGACGGTGCGGCGGCACTCTTGAACGACGAGATCTGGTTCGATCTCGAATATCTCGGCGCGGCCGGCTATCCCCTGTCCTCTTTGGCAAGCAGCACAAAGACGAATATTCTGTCTGCCGGCGCAGTCTATGCTGCGGATAGCGTGTCGGCATGGGATGCCGGCGTAACGGCGCGGGCGAACACGACAGCCTACAGCGTTGGCGATCGCATCAAGCTCGCATCCAATCCGGGGCGGGTCTTCTTCTGCACGACGGCGGGAACGACGGCAGGAACAGAGCCGGCCGGCTACGCAACGGCGGTGGATGGCGGGAGTGTCACAGATGGCAGCGCTGTCTTCCGTGCCGGGTGGCGGCAGTTCATGTCTGTCACCGTCACGCCCCAGATGGCCGGCTATATGCGTGCGGCGATCAAAGCGGCGAAGGCCTCTGTCAATATCTGGGTCGATCCCAGGTTGCAGGGGGTCTAACCTATGGTGGGGACCCGCCAAGCTGTCGTTCCCGGTCTCGGCTTCATCAACGAGACGAACCATGACGATGCGGCCTTGGCGGGCGCGCGCGCCTTCGTCCAGCAGAACGCCCTGCCCTTCGAACTCGTCTCGACGTGGCAAGAAACGTTTACGCTGATTTCGTCTCTCAAGCCGCCTGTGATGGCGGCGAACTGGACCGAGTCGTTCACGCTTGCGACGGTTCCGCAGCGAAGCTGGATCAACTTTACAGGTGCCGGCTATTACACGGTGCCGGCGAGCTCGGCCTGGAACCTGCCCAATGCGGATTGGTGCATCAGCCATCTCGATATGACGACGGGACATGCGGACGTCTTAGAGCAGGTCATCCTTTCGCTCGGCGCCCGTGGCGGCACGAGCACGATCGTGATCGGCGTTTGGGGAAATAACGGAGGGAATCCGGTTCCGCAGCAGAGCGTGCAGTATGGTCAGCGCGAGGCGGCGATCAGAGATGGAACGGGAAAGTTTGCGATCCTGCAGAGCCGCTCGAAGTCAAGGCAGGATGGGCGGATTCGGCGCTGGTTCTATCAGCGGACGGGTTCCGTCATAGAAATGTGGTCGTGCCTTCTGGGCGGCGTTCCCGTACTCGAAAGCAGCATTCCGATTCCCGCGGGCTTCGCAACGGTGACGCCGTCGGCCTTGCAGGCGCAAATCGGGGCGGATTCGGCCTTCTCGGCCATCTCGAAGTTCACAGGGAATATCGGGGATCTCTGGGTCGGCTCGTTCAGCTTGACCCGCGAAGAGATGATGCGCTGTGCCAATGGCGTCGATATCTCCAATAGTGGCGCCGGAGGTCTCGGCAAAACCGTGAGCGTGCGCTACGCCATGGAGACGGCGGGCGCGACGATTCCCGACACGGGCGGCGGCGGTCATACGGCAACGCTTGTGGGAAGCGCCGCGACGACGACGGATCTCATCTATGTGCCGGTGACACCGTTGCAGGTTGCGGATTTCGGGCCGAACCAGATCTTCAGTTGCCCGCTCAATGGCTCTGTGACCGTCCCCCTCCGGGGGCGATACACGGGGACGCCCTCTGGCCTCGAGGTTCAGCGGCCGGATGGAAGCTGGACCGCAATCTCTGGCTTGAGCCTCGGCAGTGGCGGGGCCTTCGCCGGAGGGCTTTTCGAGGGCACGGCGATCTTTCCAGATTCGCTCGGGGTCTGGAATGCACCCGTCTCCGTCCGCAGTGCGGATGATCACAGCCTCGTGTCGAGCGGCGCGAACCGCTGGGGTCTCGGCATTCTCTTCCATGATATGGGGCAGTCGGAGTCGCTCCGGTTGGCGGACTCGTCTGGGCCGAAAAGTGGTCTCGACAGGGACAATCGGATCGGGGTCTATGCGCGCGGGGAGTGGACGCCCACGTCTGAGATCCTGTGGGACGGCGCGATTACGGCCTGCAACAAGATCGCGCAGGTCAGCGGACGGCTTGCGGGCTTCATCTGCTCCAGCGTGGGGAGCACCTCGATCACGGCCTGGAATACGATCGCCTCGACCTATCTGCTCGGCGCCGTGACGGATGCCTATGTGAATGGATGGCCTGGCTATCTCTCTTGGATCGTTCAAGGCGCCAGCGATGTCGGACAGGTTTCCGGTCAGCGTGCGGATTATCTCGCGAATCTGGAAGCGCTCTACGCGCTGGTCCAGACGCTCTGGCCTGCCGGGACGCCGTTCGGCGTTGCCGTCATGAGCAACAAAACACAGTACACGACGAATTGGACGGACGAGCATATTCATACGGTTCGGCAGGCCTACTACGACTTCTACCGGGCGCATCCAGGGCTGCTCTGGTATGGCGTGGACCAGGATATCAGCCGTCTGGATGCGCTGCATCCGGATGCGCTGGGCGCGCGCGTCATGGGCTATCGCATCGCCTTGGGTGTCCTCAAAGCCGCCGATCTCATCCCCTATGACAGCTGGGGTCCCACGATCATCAGCTATCAGTATGTCGGATCGACCTGCGAGATTTATGTGCAGCAGAATGGTGGCTCTGCCTTGCAGCTCGCGCATGGCGGAAGCTTCACTTTCAATTTCACAACGGGAAGCGTCGCAAGCGGAAGCGATCAGTTGACCGTTGCCGTTGTCACGAAATTCTATTATGGCATGCCGATCGTCGTTGCGGGCGCAGGTATCGCCGGGGCTGACCTTCCGACCTACGTCAAGAGCATTGCAGGCTCCGTCGTGACGCTGCAGGATCTCGCCTCGACGACAGTTTCCGGGGCGAACATCGGCGATATCTCGGCAACCAATTTTCGCTTCTTCGATCATGGCACGACGATACAATCGACACTCTACGGGATCTCAGCTTCGATCAGTGGCGATAAGATCGTCGTGGGCCTCAACAGAACGCCGACCAATGAAGATCCAATCTTTCAGTACGGTCTTCATCGCGATGTCTCGAATGGGACACCGATTGACGCCTATTCCACGCAGGATGCCGGCGTTCCGAATGCGCTCTCTCAGTCGATCGGTGGGCATCCGCTTCAGATGACGCCGGACCCTATCCGGTTTGGCGTGCCGCCGAATTCCGCGCAAGTGGATTGGACAGAGACGTTCACAATGACGGCGATACTCAGTATCCCCGGGGGGGGCGGTGCATCCGGACGGAATATGGGCCTTGGTATGGGCATCGGGATCTCCTTATGAGCGAACCTGAAACAGACGCCATCATCGCGGAATATGCCTCGGCGCCATCGCCGACGTTGGCTGCGGCGATCGATGCTGTCGTGGTGGCGCTCAAAGGCACAGCGGCGACCACAGGAACGCTCTGGGATAGCCTCGAGGCGCTCTGGGTGCCCGGCTGCGGCAATGACGTGGCAAGCTCTAGACTCGATTGGAAGAACCCTTCAGGCGGTCATAGGCTCAACTACCACGTCGGCGCCGTGGATGGCGGGCTTACCTTCCTTGCAGGCTATGGCATCAAGGGAACAGGGCTCGGCTTCGGGTCGGACGGCTCTCACGCCGTCACAGGCATCATGCCCGCGGCGGGCGGCTTCACATTCTCCCAGGATGACATCGGGCTATTCCAGTTCTTCACGCAGGCCTCAGCGGACGCGGCGAATGACAATTACCAGGGGTTCTCGCACGCGACGGCGGGCCAGATCATCCTGATCTCATGGCGCTCGACCGGGACCGGTTTTGCAACGCGGCTCTGCACGACGACCACGCTACAATTCTCCAATGCGGATGTGGCATCAAGGACCGGCGCGCGCGGGGTGGAGCGCGTCGGCAACCAAGTCTCCGGCTGGCTCAACGGCCTTTCGGCCGGCGCCTCGATCGCGAACGCGTCCCAGGCGCTCGTCAACGGTCCGGCCGGGATTACGCTGCTTGGCGGCCCCGGTGTCATCTCGAACCCAGACACGCTGGGGACTGCGGCGATCTTCCGTGCAGTCGGGGATTCCGCACAGAAGGCACTATCCGATGCTTTCTACGCCTGCTTCATCTCACTCGGTTCCTGGCCGCCCCCGCCCCCAGCCGCCACGACCTACAATGGGGATGCCATCGATCTGACGCTGGATGGCGGCATAGCGGGCTCCGGCAAGGCCTTCCTCAGGAATGTGACGACCTCGGACTTCGATCATCTGGGCGTGCGTGATTTCAATGGCGGTGGCATTCAGCTCCCGGGCACGGGCACCTATGCCCTCGAAATCAGCGACAGCCAGATTTACAGCCTATTCGGCAATGGGACGGGGATGGTGCCGCTCGTGCCGGAGTTCCCGTTTGCGGAGCCTGCCTGGTACGATTCTGGCGACCCGACGAAATGGAACGTGCTTTCCGCGCCGCATTCGACGTCCGGCCTTCTCGATGCGACGGCGGCGATTCAAGCGGGTCTCGACAGCGCCGCCGAGGTCGTGGTGCTTCCGCCGGGCCGGTATTATATCAACGACACGCTGTTGCTGCGCGGGACAACCAAGAAGTTTCTCTGCATCGGGTCTCAGCTCTTCATCCTCAGCAACACGACAAACAATTGGAACGATCCACTCAATCCGCGGCCATTGCTCCGTTTTACGTCAACGACGACGGACTGCGTCATTGATAACCTGGATAATGGTGGCTCGACCAATGCCGGGATCGGCGGCACGCTCGGGTTTATTTGCGTGGAGCATGCCAGCCCGCGCGATCTTGTCATTCGGGATAGCGCGACATTCCAGGTCAATAAATATGTCGGTTATCGCAACACGCCGGCTGGAACCGGCAAGATCTTCCTGCACAACACCGCGTTCGGCATGATTGAAATTCACAATCAAAGACTCTGGGCGCGCAACCTGAACCTCGAAACGAGCATCCTTCCATTGGGGCGTTCGCGGTTCGTCAATGATGGCGGCGAGGCTTGGATCTTCAGTTACAAGACCGAATTCAAGGGCATCCTGTGCAAGGCGACGAACGGCAGCAAGACGGCAATCTATGGCGGCTTCTTCTATCCGAATCAGGCCTTCGCGGATGGCGACGATCCGATGTTCGACATCACAAACTCCCAATTCTCCGCGAGCTGGGTGGAAATGGTGTTTACGGCTAACCGCACATACCAGACGCTGGTGAAGGAGACCGTTGGCGCCGAAACGCGCACGCTGCTTAAAGCACAAGTTCCAACGCGCGGTTCCGGTTCGGCCGTCATGCTCTATTCGAACGTGTGAGCCATGGTACAAATACGCTTTCCCACCATCGCCGATGATCCGAACGGGCACTTCTTTGACGTAAAGCTCGACTATGGCGCGGCTGGGGATGGCGTCACCGATGATACGCCCGCGATTCAGGCGGCTCTTACGGCAGCCTCGACGGGCGCAAATTTCCAGGGCGCAAATGGGACCACGTATTTCCCGGCTGGCACATACCTCATTTCGGCGCGGCTTATCACGCATAAAGTCAGCGGCACGAGTTCATCACGTCAGCGCCTGATCGGAGAAGACAAGGCGACGACGATCATCAAGCTCAAGGACAATTGCACAGGCTTCGGCAATGTCGCGGTGAGCCCCACGACGTTCTATCCTCGTGCGATGTTCCGCAACGGCTCCTCGACCACGACAGGCGGTCAGGACGGCGGCAACAATGGCTTCAACAACTCCGTTCGTAATCTGACCTTCGATATCGGGGCTGGGAATCCCGGCGCTTGCGCGATCGATCACAATGGCAACAACTGGTCGCTGCTCGAAGATCTCATCCTCAAATCGAGCGATCCGGATTTTATCGGCCATAGCCTTCTCTATATGGGCCGCAATTATCCAGGCCCAGGCTACGGAAAGAACATCGAGCTCTATGGCTCGGATTTCCCACTGTTTCTTGGTGCGATCGAATACTCTTTTGCCTTCGAAGGCCTGAAGATCCGCAATGCGCGGCGCCAGGCCATCTATTGCCCGCAGAACGCGCTGATCCTGAAGGATGGCGATATCGTCGGAACGCCCAACATCAAGGGCGGCACGATCTACAGCTATATGACGCTGCTCGACACAAGCATCACCTATACCGGCCCGCATCCGATCGTCACTCCGAAACCGCCACCACCGCCGCCGCCGAGCATCGCGCTGGACACAGGGCCCGGCAAAGCGTTCCTGCAGAATGTGCGGGTCGATCTTTTTGAGCATCTGGGGATCGGGCCGACACTGCCGGGCACGGGGACCTATCCCCTGATCACGACGGATGCGCAGATCTGCAGCCTCTTTGGGAACGGTACAGGGCTGGTTCCTCTCATGGCAGAGGACCCGACCGTGTCGCCGGCGCCGTACGACCCAGGCGACCCCACGAAATGGAATGTGATCTCTCTGACGCCGGCCGATTCCACTGTCGACTCTGGTCCTGCCATCCAGGCCGGTCTCGACAGCGCGGCTGAAGTGGTGGTCATCCCGCCTGGTGTCTTCTACGTCAAAGACCCACTCCTCGTGCGCGGCTCCACGAAGCGGCTCTATAGCGCGGGTGCATTGCTTCTGCTGAAGTCTGATGCCTCCGGATGGAACGATCCGAACAATCCCAAAAGCTTTATTCGCTTCACGTCGGCCACGACGGATTGCGTGCTCGATTCGGTCGACGGCGGGGATTCGGCCGATCCTGCGATCGGCGGCACGCTTGGCTATGTCTTCATCAGCCACGAAAGCCCGCGCAATCTCTATGTGCGGGATAGCGCGACATTCCAGGTCTCCAAGCTCTGGGGCTATCGCAACACGGTCGATGGCACGGGGAAAATCTATCTCGGCAACACAGCCCTGGGCGCGGTGCAGATCAATGGTCAACAGCTCTGGGCGCGCAACCTCAACATGGAGACCTACACGCAAGCCGCGGGCACGGGACGCTTTCATAACAACGGCGGGCAGGCCTGGATTCTGGGTCTCAAGACAGAGGGGAAAGGCACAATCATTCTGGCCGAGAACGGGTCGAAGACCGTTCTCTATGGCGGGTTCATCTATCCCAATCAGGATTGGGTCGGGGGTGATGGTCCGCTGTTCAAGGTGATCGATTCGGAGTTCTCGGCAAACTGGGTGGAAATGACCTTCAGCGGCGCCCGCGTGTATCAGGATCTCGTCGCGGAGACTGTCGGCGCGGAGACCCGCGTGCTCCGTAAGGTCGATGTCGGCGCCCGCGGCGCCGGCAGCGGCGTCATGCTCTATTCGAACGTGTGAGCCATGCCAACCATTCGCTTCCCCCCAGCGCTGAGCGGCACCTTCCTCTTCGATGTCAGGGCCTATGGTGCGGTCGGTGATGGCGTTGCGGACGACACGGTGGCGGTGCAAGCCGCGACCACGGCGGCATGCGACTTCGCCGGGATTGCCTATGCCGTGGTGTATTTTCCGATCGGAACCTATCTCATCAGCGATCGGATCATGACGCATGCGTCGAGCGGCTCTCCTCCGACCAGATCGCGCAAGCAGTTCATCGGGGAGAGTCGTGAGCTCAGCGTCATCAAGCTCAAGGACAATGCGACGGGCTTCACGACCATCCCGGACAATCTGACGACATTCTATCCTCGGGGTATGATCCGCAACTCGGGCTCTAATCCGCTCATCGGGACGGACGACGGCAGCAACAATGGATTCTTCAATACGTTCAAGAACATGACGATGGATATCGGGTCCGGCAATGTCGGCGCCTGCGCGATCGATTTCAATGGCAACAATTGGTGCCTGCTCGAAAATCTTCTGCTGCGCTCCAGCGATCCCGAGTTCAAGGGGCACTCCTTGCTCTACATGGGCCGCCCTTACCCGGGACCGGGTTACGCGCGCATGCTGGATCTGCGCGGCACCGAGTATCCGCTCTTTGTCGGCCAGCCAGAATACTCCTTCATTTTCGAGAATCTGACCATTCGTAACGCCCGGACACGCGGGATCTACAACCAGCAGAACATGCTGATCATCCGTGGGCTGGACTACATCGGCACACCGCCGAGCTATGCGTCATCCAATCCACTGGCGGCATTGACGCTCATCGATTCGGTAATGAGCGGCGTTGCGGAGAAACAGGGCAGCAGCGGCCTTGCCACGGGCGTTGGTCTTGCCGCCCGGGCCGGCCTTGATGTGAATGTCGGCTTAAGGGCCGGCACAGGCATCGCGACGGGAACAGGGGTCGGAAAAGTATGGCCATAGATTGGAAGATGATCGCAACGCTCGAAGGCGCGCGCATCCTCACAGGCTACGTGCCCGATCCTGGCGCCTCGAAATCCGGCGTGACGATCGCCACGGGCTTTGACCTCGGCCAGCGGGCCGACGCGGATCTCATGGATTTGCCGAATGCGCTGCGGGTGAGGCTCCACGATTATCTCCATCTCCGTGGCCCGAAAGCGGTGGAGATGCTTCGCGCCCATCCCTTGGAAATCACGCCCGCTGAGGCCGATCTGCTCGACGCCAAGGCGCAGGCCGAGACAGAGACCATGCTCCGCGCGCTCCTGCCGGGGTTCGATCAGATGCCGGATGCGGTTCAAACTGTGGCCGCCAGCGTGAGCCTCCAATACGGCTCGCTGCGCACGGAGTGCCCGAAATTCTTCGCGCTGCTCCAAGGTCGGGACTGGCGGGGCATGGCTGAGGAGCTGGATGACTTTGGCGATGCCTACACCATGCGCCGGCACAAAGAGCGCGACTATCTGAAGGCCCGGCTATGACGCCTGCGGATCTCGTCTTCATCGTCTTTGCGGCCTTCGTCAATCGCTGGCGTGGGGGAGGCGCACCCGGTCATCTCTGGGGCGCCCCGGCGATCATCCCTGGGCTTGCACTCGGCGCCATGGCGGCAATTCTCCTCTGGTCCTGGCCCATGGGACTTCTCGTCGCCTTCGGCTATATCGTTTGGGGAATCGGAGGATATGGCGATTCCTCGATGGGCCGTTCGACCAATCCCCGGGCACCCTGGCCCTGGCCGATCGAGCATCTGATCACCGGAATCCCGGGCTGGCCCAAAGAGGCGGCGGGCATGGCGCTGCGCTCATTATTCGCGGCGCCCTTCTTCGCCCTTGTTGCGCTCTATCGGCATGAGCCGGTTCTGTTCCTCTGGCTCCTGCCGTTTGCGGCGCTGGTCACAGGGGCGTATGTCTTAGCCTGGCGGCTCTTCTGGCCCGGCCGCTGGGGGATTGCGCCGACGGAGCTGGCTGAGATTCTGACGGGCGTGATTTGGGGCGGGTCTATCTTGGTGGTGTCTCATGGCCTCTAAATTCTGGGATAGCCTCGCGAAGTTTGCTCCGACGCTGGCGACGGCGATCGGAACGCCCTTTGGCGTTGGACCGATTGCGGGCTGGGCGGTCAGTGCGCTTGAGCAGGCGCTTGGGCTGCCGCAGAACTCGACGGAGGAGGAGCAGGCTGCGGCGCTGGCAACGGCGACCCCGGAGCAGATCATCGCATTGAAGAAGGCCGACCAGGAGTTTCAGGTCAAGCTGAAACAGATGGACGTTGATCTCGAAAAGATCAGCGTCGATGACCGCCGCTCAGCGCGAGACATGCAGATCGCGAACAAGGACTGGATCCCCGGTGCGCTCGCATTCCTCGCCATCGGTGCCTTTACGATTCTCTGCTCCTTCGTCTTAAGCGGCTTGGTCGATTTGAAGGGCGAAAGCGGCCTCATGGTGGGCACGATTATCGGTCTGGCCGGCAGCTTCGCGAAGGATGTCTATTCCTTTTACTTTGGTTCAACACGGTCATCGCAGGCGAAGGATCTGACGATCTCGAACCTTTCGAAATAGGTGCACAATGAGATTTTGGCGCCCCCTATCCGAAGAAACCCGAGCGTTTCGGCGCGCGCTCCTGAAGGAGTTACGCATCATGACTCAAGCCACAGACAATCTTGCCTTGGCCGTGAACGGTCTCGCGGCCGAGATCCCCGCCGTCGTCGCGGCGCTGCAAGCCACGGGCACGCCCGATGCTGTGATCCAGCAATTCGCGGATCAGATCAACAGCATCACGGCCCAGATTGTGGCGGCGCTGCCGCCGGCCCCCCCGCCGGCTCCGCCTACACCGTAACAAAGAGACCGGGCGCCCGGCTGTTGCTCGGCGCCCGGCATTCCTGAAAGGAGACAATGCCGTGGATCTTATTTCCTCTGTCTCGCTCGAATTTTGCGCTGCCCCTCGCGGGCTCGTTTTCTCGCGCATATCAAACAGAGGCGAGCGTGAGGTAAACAGAACCGAACCAGATTGCCTTCGACAAGTGGATGGCCCTGCGGGCAGTGAGTCTTTCGTTTGTTTTTGTAGGCGATGTGGCCAGGGCTCAAGTCGCCAAAGTGCTGGGAAGGAGTTGTTGCTTGTAAGTGGGACGGACGAACACAAAGCCTATTCTCACATCTATGATGGAGATGTGCACTCGGCTCCAATGGTCCCACGAAAAGTTCGTAACCAATGCGATATGCGTCTCGACATTTGCCTTTATAAAAGAATCGTCCGCACCCGGAGCGTCCTATGCTCGATGTAAAGTTCCAGCAGCGGCCTAAATTCTCGCGAAGGACAGGGCCGTGCTTATCGACCTTATCCATGAAACGCTCTCGAACGGGTTGGTTCTTTGTCATATTTTGAGTAAATACCTATGCCAATGGAAAGGCAATGCCGATGTCTCTCATAGGCCTAATTATCACTCTAATCGTTGTTGGAGTGCTGCTCTGGTTGGTCAACACCTATCTGCCTCTTGACCCGAAAATCAAGCAGATCCTGAATGTCGCCGTTGTCATCATTGTTGTGCTCTGGCTGCTGCAGGCGCTTGTTGGTGTTGGAACGCTCGGTGACATTCGCATCGGGCGATAGCGTGAGGCATGGAGGGAAAGCCGTCTTGGATCATCAGGCAAGTTCATGGGCTTCGGGTTTCCCTTGCGACCCTCATCGCGCAGGCCGAAGCCAATGAGAAAGCGCTTAAGGTCCAAGCTGCGGAATATGAGCGGCGGCTTAATCTCCTTAACGGAGAGGCGGCCCGGCTTCGTGAGATTCAGGCCACCTATCTGCCCCGCGAGGTCTTCGAAAACAAGCTGACGGAGTTGAACAAGGAGCTTCTGGAACTTAAGACGTACAAGGACAATACGGCGGGGCGTCAGGCCATTGTCGCCCTCGTGATTCCAACCGTGGTATCTCTGATGTTTGCCGCCTTCAATTATTTTGTGATGAGAAAGTAGCGGAAATATTGTGGAGGGATCCGGTGATCGAGAGACGGAACTCAATGGCCAAGGCGCGGTTGACCATCTTGCGCGGGGCCTTGCGAGGGACGCCATGCAATATGTCAAATCCTATGAACGCCTCAATGCGAAGGACATGGAGAACTTTCAGAAGCAGTTGGACCGCATCGAGAGATCACTGGTCGAGCAGACCAGGGAGTTGAAGCTCGCCATCAAGGGGTTGTCGGCCCCCATGCTGGCAGGAATTGGAACGGCGTTTATCATCCTGATCGGCACCGTCGGGTGGCTGATCGCGGAACTGGTCCATAAGGGACCCTAAGGAGATGTCATCATGGCGTTGAGCGCAGGCACAGGCGTTTCGAAGCAGCCCACGGGCGCGGAAGTCACGATCGCGCTGACGGACCTTCAGGTGGCTCTCACGAGCCTTGTGGCCCTCGCCACCGCGGCGAACACAACGGCGAACCAGGCGCTGACCCGCGTGGCGACGGTCGAGCCCATCGTCAACGGGCTCAATTCCCAGCAGCAGCAGAATGTTGCCGCCATCGCCGCGGCGCAGGCTGGGGTCACCCAGGCGCAGCAATCCATCAACGCGAACACGGCCGCCGATGCCCAGAAGGCCACGCAGATCGCAGGGCTTCAGACCGGCCTCAGCGTGGCTCAGGGCGATATCAACATCCTGAAGCAGGCGGGCGGCGCCGTCGAGAGCCCCAACGGGACACCGATCACACCCGGCGCCGGCACCGCCTATGACGCCGCCGTAGCCGCCTGGACCATCGCGGGCAGCCTCCCGGCCGGCGGCCATCCCCAGAAGGCCGGTGTCGATTACGGCTCGGTCACGACCGCCGTCTTCGGGAAATATTACAAGCCCACCTCTGCCGCCGGGGTCATGTACTTCAAGGATTTCGCGGGGGCGTGGTGGAAGGACAACGGAACGACCTTGGTCGCCAATACGGCGGGCGATCCCGATGCGCCCATCACGATCGCCGAGAGCACCAACGGCGCGGCCATCACGCCGAGCTCGGGCACGGATTACGACAGCGCGCTCGCGCCCTGGACCATCGCGGGCAGCCTCCCGGCCGGCGGTCAGGTCAAAAAGAGCGGCGCGAACTATGGCTCGGTCACGACCGCAGTCTATGGCAAATATTACAAGCCGACCTCCGCTGCGGGCGTCATGTATTTCAAGGACGCCGCGAACAATTGGTGGCGGGACAACGGGACCACGCTCGTTGCGAACACCGCCGGCGATCCGGACAATCCCACGGTCATCAGCGAGAGCACCGATAATACCTCCATCACGCTGAACAATGGCTTCCTCTACGATGCCAATCTCTATCGCTGGGCCGTGGTGCTTAATTTCCCGGGGACGGCGACCGGATCGACCTCGCTTGTCACGCGCGCGCCGCCCTATACCGGCCCCGATATCTGGCCGAACTCCACCATCGTGCCGCCCACCGATCAGGGCAATCACGATGTCCAATCGGCGTTCTACAACGGCCATGCGGTCTATCAGGTCAACACCATCGGCGCGATCTACAAGGTCGTCCTGACCCCACCCAGCACCTTCGTCGGCTCGGGCCCCATCACACCGGACCCGCGGGGCACCTCGAGCTTGCCAACCATCGCGGCGGCGGCCAAGCCCGGCGGGGTGATCCAGTTCGGCGGCATCGCCTCGAACGAGCTCACGAATTTCAATCAGTATTGCGGATGGTGGCGTCTGACGGCCGATGCGACGGCCGATTCGGCGCCGCTCTGGAACGGAACGACCTTCACCAACACGATGGCCCAGCTCATGGGCACCGGCAAGATCGTCTTCATCATCACCTATTTCGCTTATGGCTCGGACGTCACAAACTACAACGATCCGACCACGGTCAATACGACCAAGCTGAACAGCTACATCAACACCTACATCCCGGCGATGGTGGCGGGCGTGCGCTCGCGCTATCCGAACTCGCAAAATCAGATCGTCTGGCAGGTCTACAACGAGCCCCATATGCGCCAGGACCTCCTGCGCGGGACATGGCTGCCGGCGATCATCACGGCCATCCGCAATGCGGAGATCGCGCAGGGCGAACCGCCGCACTACATCGCCGTCATGGCATCCGACGCTCCTACAGCCGGCGGTCATCAGGACTGGGATATCGGCCTTATCAACATGGCGCCGTTCTCCGATACTCGGATCATCTATGGCTTTCACTGGTACACCCCAGGGAATTACACGGGCCAGGGCACGGCAGGATGGCCTGCTGCGGGCACCGTGAGCTATCCCCAGTCGGGAGACCAGACGACGCTCACCAATCGCTTCAACGCCGTGAACAACTACAAGAACACGAACAGCGTGCCGATCCTGCTGGATGAGTACAACTGCGCCGGCTTCGACCCCGGCTCGAGCGGACCTGGCTTCCGTCCCATGCCTCTGATGCGCAGTCGCTTCATGAAGGACATCACCGATGCCGCCAAGAGCCGCGGCTTCATCGTCGGCCCCTTCGGCATCCAGGATTACAACTCCTGGGATCCGCTCGTGGACAATGCGCGGCCGAATCGGGTGATCGCGGCGCAGCTCATCACGCGCGACTTCGGCGACGGGCTCGGGCCGGTCCCGATCGTGTGGGGGTGAGGCCTCTCAGAGAGTTGAGCGGTAATAGTTCAGAATCGCCAAGGCAGCGGGATGGCTGGGTGTTTTTTTAAGCGCCTCCCATGCCTGCCGGATTGCTTCCTCTGCCAGCTTAATAGCTGCAGTGCGCCGCTCGATCTCCTTCGCCCCCTTCATGAGCATGTCGAAGGCCTCGCTCGGCCGAGCCATGGGAAGCTTTAGAGCGGTCTCGCGCATCTCGGCGGCGATGTCGGTCATGGGCGCGGCCTCTATGCTTGTTTCTGCGCGAGCTGCTCAGCCGCGCACTTTCGGATGTCCGCGATGGCGTTCTCGGTGCTGTCAAAAAACCACGGCACAGACTTGCGGGATGCGTGATAGATGAGCGTTCCCGCCATCTGGACTCCGACCTTATCCTGTAGAGCCTTGCCCTTCTCGCCGGCCAGATGCACCGCCCATCCAGCCCGGCAATGCGTCGTACCGCACCAATGATCATCCGGGCCGTGCCACGAGTCCATGTCTAGGGTGCCGCCGGTTTCGATTGCCTTGAGAATTTCGGCGTCGATTGCGTCGATGACAGGAATCTCTTCTGGCGGAATTTTCAAGGCGTCTGCGAGGTTGGCGCCCGCGAGGTTGGCGTCCGCGAGGTTGGCGTCCGCGAGGTTGGCGCCCGCGAGGTTGGCGCCCGCGAGGTTGGCGCCCGCGAGGTAGGCGCCCGCGAGGTAGGCGCGCGCGAGGTTGGCGCCCGCGAGGTAGGCGCCCGCGAGGTAGGCGCGCGCGAGGTCGGCGCCCGCGATGTCGGCGCGCGCTTTCACTGCTAGTTCTAGCGCGACCTTGCAGCGCAGATGCTCCTCCGTATCGTCGGGGATTTCCTGCGTATAGATCACCTTGGCCGTGATCCTGGCTTTGAATTCGAATTTCATCTGTTGGGGCTCTAGTGGTCTGCGACGACTTCGAAGCCGTCATTGTAACGGAGCACGTCGCCAAGATAGTAATCCGGACCTTCGGTCGGCAGAGTTCCTTGGCAGTAGAAATAGCCTCTGGCGTAGACCGCCTTCACTGGCTTCTTGTGAAGCGGGTTGTTAGCGTTCGGATGAAGCAGGACGAGCGAGCCGTCCTCGATCTTGTCAAAGTCTGTGCGCATCTCGGGCCTTTCCTCTATCGTGTTGGCCGGTAAACGTTAAGCCTGTCTTCAAGCATGGCCACAAGCTGCCTGAAGACAACGGGCTCATTCCCACTCTCTAGGCGAAGCTGGACGTGCTGATCGCCGGACGATAGGCGAAGAGACATGCCGCCGTCATCGCAAACCATCGCCGCTCTCATATGCCTTGGTAGGTCGCGAAGGCAGGCCAAAGAAACAATATGGTATCGCCCCTCAGACAAAGCGCGTAACCGTTCGATCTCATCCGCCGCGCGTTGCGTCATGGAATCTGGACCATCAGGGCATACGAGGCTTGGGTTGGCTTGACTGCGCAGTTCTTCCACGATGTCCATGCCTCGGGCCCTTCCTTAAGCGTCAGAACGACGCAAGCTCAGCTTGCTCTCTGGCATGGTCACGAGACGGATTTTTAGGCTTGCTCATTAGTTCGGAAGCAAGCCAGTCAAGAACTTCCTCTGGCGTCGAAAACGCTGCGCCACGCTGCTCTATGGTGACCTCACCATCCTCCTTGAGGACCAGAAATCCAGGCTCGCAACGAATGATCCTATAATCCACGGCTCGGGCCTCTATGCGTGTATTTGTTGCTTGTACCAAGGCCAAAGCTCATCGGGATCATATCCGTCTGCTTTGGCCTTCGCTACGAGCGCATCCATCCTGATCGGGAAGGGTACGCCTAATGCTTTGGATGCGGCCTGACCAGCATCGCTATGACCACCCTGGCAGCTTGCGGCGCACATAAACAACGCCGTGCGCAGCTCGGTGTTCTCGGCAGCCAGCTTGATGTTGTCCCAGCGCTGTTGCTCAAGATCGCTTCGTTTGCGCGGGCGCGGCATTTTGGTGGTCTCCCGTCCCTGGCCTAAGCGGCCAGGGCAGTGATGGAGTCGATGCGCTCCCGCATCGCGGCTTCACTCATTTGGACCTCAATAAGGCCCACGTCATCGGCGATCGCCCAGAATTGGCCAAAGCGGCCTCTATGCGTCTGACTTGGAAAGTTTGCGAGCAGCGTCCTGAAGATCCATGACGAACAGCGCATCGGCGCCGGTCTTCTGGTTCTCCGTCAGGTAGTACGCCATCCTGCGAAGGCGATCCGACAACGTGGAGGCGTCGCTTGTGAATGCGACGCGACCTCCGCCCAAAGCCGCTGCCTCCTTCTCGCCGTAAAGCGCCTCGTAAGGGTTTGTCATCGGCGGATGGCTCTTGTCGGACATGTTGGGCTTCTTCTCTACTTCAGCAGCAGCTGCACGCTGCGCGGTGATTTGTAGCCGAAAATCTTCCCGATCTCTCGGAGCGAGTATCCGGCCTTGTGAAGCGTTTTAGCCATAGACTTTTGCGCCTCTCGGTCATCCGCCCTCAAGGTTCGTGGCGGGTTGATCTGTCCCGACCCCTGGCAAACGGGGCAACTGATTGGGTCTCGCTCCATGCGGGTCAAGGAACGCCGCGACCCGGCGACAAGCTTCCGCGATGGCACAGGCTTCACCGACCGTGAGGTTGCTGCCATTGTCGTGATCCCTATCGCCGTCGCGCTTCATGATGATTTGCCAAATGGCATCAAGCTCACTGACATGTGTTTTGCGCTCTGATTGCATGCTCGGCTCAGTCTGCGTCCCAGCGACCATCAAGAACCCTCTCCGCCTCTTTAACGTACTCATCATTCGATCCGACAGGATGCTCGGCAGCATAGCCTTTGGCCATAGGCAGGATAAGTTTGAGAGTGCGCCTCAGCATTTCGACATGGCGCCCACAATCTTCGCCTGACGTTGCTCCGCATTCTTGGCATGGCTGGTTTCCGGTCAGGTCAAAGCCTGCGACGCATTTCGCCTTCATTGTGCATCTGCGAGAGGGTGAGCGATCACCTTGGCAATGCAGGAGACCGAATACTCGGCCTCACGACGCTGCCGCTCAATCGCGCCATTCTTGTGATCGGGGTGGAAGAAAATCTCAGGCTTCAGCCCATCCCTTTTCAGGTGGCCGAGAGCGCCCGCCTTGACGGCAGCGGCCAGCTCTTTGCGGACAGAGGCCGGGATCCGACCACGCACGACCCGAGTTGCCTGGCACAAGATCTGCTCGACGTTCGGTCCAAACTCTGCGGTGTAGCGGCTCATGGCTCATCTCCATCTGATGAGGGGAATATAAGCTATTATTTCATGCCTTGACAAGGGGTGATGAAAGAAATATTTTAAGGCCCATGAAATTAGGTTTGGCGACAACAAGCCCTCGCATGACGGCGGAACAACAAATGGCACCCCTTAAGTCGTGGGGCGCGCGCACCATCTTCGTAGACGGCGAAGAGGATGACTTCGTGGCTGCGCTTCGTCCAGGCAATGAGGGCGGCGTGGTTGCGTTGCATAGGCTTGGCTCCGACTGGGATAAGGCCGCCGAACGATATCAGCAGATCGAGGCCAGAGGCGCCACCCTGATCAACATCGAAACCGACAAGCCATTCACCGTTGCCGACATGATGGCCGCTAAGAAGTGGTATCGCGGCGAGAGGCGCATGCCGAACTCGGAAGAGGCAAAGCGCCGGGCGCTGCTATCCAAGCGGGCGCGCCGCAAGCTGCTCAATGGCCACAAGGTCAAGGCACGTGAGATATGGCGCAACCTTCGGATCAAGACCAACGACGCCGCCTGTGCTAAGATCGAGAAGCTGATCGGGGTTGAGGTTTCGCTTGCAACCCTTTGGCGCGCTTTCGGCCCATCCGGCCGACCGCGCGGCAACCCTAACCGCAAGCAATGAGGAGCCGGGAATGACAGCCAGATGCAGTGCGTGCGGTGAGCCGATGCCCCCTGGCGAGGAGATGTTCAAATATCACGGCTATAGTGGGCCATGCCCCAAGCCGGCCATTGCTCCGAAGGCCGTCGTCGGCGCCCTTATCGAATATGTCCTGCTCGACGATGCTCTCGGGTTCTGGCTTGAAATCTGGGTTGATCGGAAGAAACACGAGACCATCGGACCATTCGACACCGCTGGAGAACGTCAGCGCGTGCACGATGACTTGCTTAGCATGATGCGGTCGCTGGGGGCGAAGGATCTCCCGGTTCGTACGAATTGAGGAGCGAAGTCGATGCCCTTACCGTCTAGGATAGCAATTGCGGTCTCGGTAATCTGGCTGACGCTTTTTGCGATTTATATTCTATAGGAACGGAGCGAGGAAATGGCCCGCGACACAGCATGGCTGATCGAAACTGGCGATCACAAATACTGGAACGGCAAGCGGGCCGATCAGGATGGCTTCACGCATGATCCGAATGACGCAGTCCGCTTCGCCCGGTTCGAGGACAGTGAACGCGTGATCTACTGGCTGCTGGAGCAGTTCAAGGTCTTCCTGGTCTCTCGGGAACATGCTTGGCTTGACGGCGCTGCGCAGAAGATGACCGAGGGCGCACACGAGACGTTCGATCGCCAGATGGTAGAGAAGACCACTCAGGAGATCGAGGCGAGAGGTCCGGGCTCACGCCGCCACCGGCCAATCTTAAATCCATCGAGCAAGGCTCGATTTTGACTCAACAATAGGAGTGCCCGTGCGTGTCCTTGATCTCTTCAGCGGCGCTTGTGGCGGATGGAGCCTCGGACTGCACCGAGCGGGTTTCACCACCGTTGCCGCCTGTGAGATCAACGATTGGAGACGGGAGCAATTCGGCAGAAACTTCCCGCACGCCAAGCTCTACAGCGACGTCCGCCAGCTCACCCGCGAACGACTTGACGGCGATGGCTGTGGGCCAATTGACGTTATTTGCGGAAGCCCCCCCTGCAAAGAATACAGCTCCGCCAATCACCGTGGGCAAGGTCTCGACGCCGACGATCTCTTCCTTGAAGCCGTCCGTCTCGTCGCCGAGGTTAGACCGGCTTGGGCTGCATTTGAGAACTCACCTCGCGTCCGAACTCAAGGCTATGACCGGATCGCGCTCGCGCTGGAAGCGCTCGGCTACGCCTCATGGCCGCTCGTGGTGGGTATTGCCAATGCCGGCGCGGCCCATCGGCGCGCCCGTGCATGGATCATATGCTTTGACACCGACCGAGACGGGGAACATGGCATCCCCGTCGATGGCGAAGTGGCGGGGTCATTGGGGTCAGTTTCTTCCGACGTGTATGGCCTCGGACAAGTCAGCGATGGGGGCGGACGAGGCCGGCCGGGCGCGGATGGTTGCGGCGGCAGAATTCCTGCCGACCGTCACTGCGCAGGACTACGGATCGAACAAGGGCGGCGCTGCGGGCCGGACGGGCAAGACGCGCCTATCTCTTTCGAGCCTAGCGCGATCCTTGGGCCTGTGCCCTCGCGGCCTCTTGGCGAGCATCTACGAAAATATGATGGGCTTCCCGCCGGGGTGGCTGAGCGATGTCGCTCGGCTTACGGAGACGCCGTCTCTCCCATCATCCCCGAACTCATCGGACGTGCCATAATGGCCGCCGAGCACTCAACATAGGGAGACACAGATGGCCGAGCCCGAAGCCACATGCGCGCATTGCGGCGATAAAGCCGAAGATACTTTGGTCCTCGTGCGCATTGGCTATGCATCAATCTGTATCGTTTGCGCCGACTTGGCCAAAGAGGCGTGCGAAGAGATTTTGGAGGGCGTCGTCGTCTCGCTCCCGGAAGAACCGAAAGCAACCTGAGGAGCCGTCACGTCTGCCTCTTCCAAACAGGATCGCCGGAAAAAGTCCGCCAGCCTCTGAAACTGCGGCTCCTGATCGGCGGGCCTCGGCGTTGACGGCCGCCGGCAGCCAGGCGCTTGGTCTTGTCTATGGCGTGCCGATCCGAACCATAGCTTGTCGATGGCCGCCCATTGGTCTTCAGGTGCGCGTGATCCCCGCACAAACACTGAAAATTCTCGATCGAGTTGTCATGCGAAAGCGCCAGCGGATTGGCGTGGTCGAACTGCATGCCGGGCGCTGGTAGTTCGATGGTGCATCCCGGCCATGCGCAGAGGCCGTGCTGCCTGAGGAGAATCGCGGCGCGCTCCTTCTTCGTTGGGTAGCGCCGTTTGGTCATGCGGCGGCCTTCCCGTGCTTCATGAGGGCGTCCGAGCTGACGCCGATGAGGCGCGCAGCATATTCGAGGACCATAGTCTTACTGGCAGCGAAGTCTTTCGCGCCCATTGCTTTGCGGGATTGACTCTTGGCCGTCAGAACGCGCACGACACACTCCTTCACCACGACGATAGCATAATCGTTCATGGGCTTGACGAACGCCGCGAGCCGCAGGGCCTCAGCCTTGGATCTGCAAACGAAGTCCTGGTTGTCGCAGAAGCCTGTGCGGATGAGCAGCTTTTTGCGGAAATGCTCGAAGCTCTGGTATTCTTCCAGCAGATCATCGGGAAGGTTGTTGTAGGCGATCTGGAGTACAGCAAAAAAATGCGAGTGCGATCTTTGCGATCGATCATGCTCCTCGACGAGCCGATAGACCTTGCCTGCCTCGAAATCCTTCGCGGCGATTTTGGGCTGCAGCGGGACCATGACCTTGCCGTCCCACCGCCAAGGAAGAGGGGGCGCGCTCATTAAAAATCTCCATGACTGGCAAAGGCGCCATGAAATTTTTCCCGCGCATCGCGTATTGCAGCTATTGCCTGCTCAAGAGTTTCAAATGTTCCGATATGATGGCGCTTCCTGGAAAGCGTTATTCCAGCCTTGAATTTTTGTTCTCTCACGCTCCACCAAACGCCCTTCGGAAGATCGCGCTCCACTCTTCTATGTTGCTTCATTATGTTTTGCGAATGCAGGCAGGACTGGAGATTTTCAATCCTGTTATTTGTATGATCTCCATCAATATGGTCTATCACATTCTCTGGTGGGATATCTCCGTGAAACATCGAGTAAACGATGCGATGCTCCAGAATTTTTGCACCGCATAATGAGATCGTCCTATATCCATTTCCCATAGGAGAGCCGGCGCGCTTACTGGCACAGTTTGAGTTCCATATTTTACAGAGACGTGCCGTCTCGAAATCAGTTTCTGGCCGACTCTTCCAAAATAAAGCGCCATCCCGATACGTAAAACGCGTCAGGAGATATTCTTGGCTCGGCAATTTGCGGCGCTTGCTGGGTGCCGCGCTCATGTCGCATACTTCCGCCTCAGGGCTTCCATCTTCTCATCCGTCTCGCTGAGGAACTCCCTCACCTCGCGCTCGATTTGCGCGATGCGATTGTCATCGCGCTCAACGCGCCTAACAAAAAGCCGCATCTCGACAGGAAAATCCGGATTCCAACTGACGTAGTCCGCGTCCTCAGCATCGCAGCAAGCCATCTGCCAAATCATCTGAAGCATATATTTCTCAGGAATGGTGCCGCTCAGAAGCGTTTCGAGATGCATTGCGGGTTGTGGACACTTGATCTCTAAAACACGCGGAACGCCGATCACGAGCCCGTCCGGCGAGGCGTGGGTGCCCTTGATCGACGGATGAGGCTTGAGCCCTATTTCCTGTACGCCGCAGTCTTGGTCGAAGCAATAGGCATTGCGTGCTTCCGGCTCTCGCTCGATACCAGTCAGCATAGCAGCGTTCTGATATGTCTCCTGAGGAACGCCGGTCAGCCGCTCGATGATAAGACGGCTTTGAAGATTGGCCCGCGATGCGCCCCATCCCGTTTTCGTGCGCGCAAGAGCCTCATGCAACGAGGACGCGCCGAGCGAGCCGCAGCGCGCAGCTTTCCATTCCGAACTTCCCTGGATCAGTTCCGATGTGTCGGTCATGGTTTCTTGGCCTGTTTCTGCTTGAGCATCTTCAGCGCTTCGTCGAAGTCCGAGGCCTTGAGCTTGGAGACGCTCTCCGCCTTGAAGTGTTTCAGGAAGGCCTCTTGGTTCGCGCTCGTTACTGCGAGCAAGTCCGTCAGCGTGCCGAGCTGCTCATCGGTGATGACGGGGTCGTCGGCAGTGCCAGATGCTTTGGCATCGTCATCCTCACTGGAGGACAGCCCGAGCGAAGCCTTCAAGGTCATTCGCTGCAGATAAGTGAGGGTACTGCCCATGCTCTGCAGGTAGTTCTTGGAGCCCGATTCATCACGTGGCCCGGGCAGAGAGTTCTCAACCGAATGCCCAGCTTCGTGGAAAACGACGCAGGTCACGATAATATTGCTCCCGTCCATCTTCGTCTCAAAGCGATAGTCGAGCCCGTATTTCGAGAGGATGGGGCGGGCGGTGCGCTCGATCTCCGCAAGATCTTCGTATTTGTAATGCGTCCGTCCTTTTTGCGATGTGAAATCCACCGTGCGGTTCTTGAGAATGACGGGAATTTCGCCCTTGGCTCGGGTCAGGGCTGCGTTAAACGCGTTCCGCGCTATATTCGCCTCATGCCGCTCGCTCAGGTTCATGAGGCGTTCCAGCACCTCGATGCTGGCGCCCTGCTCGATAGCCTTGCTGAGCATCAGGAGGGGCGTGGGCGGGGCTTGCTGGAAGTCCAGGCGCACCACGCCGCCCGATGCGCCGCGCGCACCACGGACCTCGCCCGGCAAGGGGGGCAGCATCTCGGCCAATTCGTCCTTGTCTTGCATCACACGAAAACTCCCATAATAAACCCGATCACGAGGGCATAGGCCGCCATCACGATAATCAGCCTGCGGGGATGGCTGATCTTGGGCGCGGGCCGATGGGGGAAAACGGTGTCATAGTCTGCGTCGGAGTGGTGGGTGGTCATGCTCCCACCCTCCGGATCGACACAAAGTATTCACCGCCATCGACAGGATTGATCACCGTGAGGCTGGCGCCATCGGCAGAGGAGACCATGCCAGAGACTGTGACAGGCTCGCCATTGTCGAGGCTGGATGTCTCTGTAGAGGCCCTGAGACGCTTGCGGATGATCGCGGCGAGACAGGCGGCCGGCGCCTCCTCCCGGATTGAGGCCACGAGCTGGGCGTGGGCAAGGCTAGATTTGAGCGCCATCACTTTGAGTCCTCGTTGTGCACATCGAGTTGGTGCCTGTCGCCGTAATGCGTCGCGACGTAAATGTCTTCAGGCAAGTATTTCCCGGTCTCATCCTGGATCATGCAGCCAGTCCAGAAGCCCCACTGGCTGTGCAGCCCCATGGCCGCTGCTGTTTGTCTGCACGTAGGCGGGCTCATGAGCGCGTAGATAGCGGAGCATGTGCCTAGAGCCAATATAATTACGACGATGAGGGCCCCCGCCATAACTGCTAAAACTTCAAGAAGATCGCTCATCACTTCGCATCCTCATATTGGTTAATCGCCTTCTGCGCATCGGCCTCGATCTTCCGGAGCGCGTCTCCGAAATTATCACAGGCGAACTCCAGATCGGTGCAGTCTGCGCCGCCCTGCTTCAGGTGGACGACCTTCTCTGCGAGCATATTCAGGCTGCGGCGCGTGGACACGGCTTCCGCGAGCGTCCATGCGGCCAGTATGGCCGCCTTGCGCAGGCGCTCGAATTCCTCGGGAAAATCGTCGGCGAGCCTAGGGAACGGGGTGTTGGCCATCATGTGCACTCACCGAGAACTTCCCTACAAAGAGCCCCATATTTTTCCTCATCGCCGATAACCTCACCGATGAGGGCGACAATCCACCAGCGCTCGCCCTTCCATTTTGTCGGCAGATGCGTGGCGTGAAGCGTACCGCGCGAGCAGAGATCCAGCGGCCCGTCAGTCTTGTCGATGTGGCCGGGGTTGACGGGATCGCCTTTGCCGCCATTGCAAGGCCG